TTGTGGATACTTCCATACGCAAACTGGAGAAAAAATCCACATCTCTATGCAGTTATAGGATTTGTTCGGAATATGTATGCTGATTATGTATTATGTTACATTATAATATAGCGGATATTTACTGGACGGTCCTATAAAAATGGTCAAATTATATTTACCAAACACTATAAAACTAAAATCAAACAAACATGAGATATTTGGAATATCACCAGAACCAATAGCCGTTGAATACAATATGTACGGGGATTTACCAGTCCCATCGACAGCAATAACATATAAAGATAACAAAAATAAAATAATATCATCAAATGGCGGTTATTTGAATACGGATTCTATTATATGCAAGCTTAATACAACAATGTACTGGAAAAATACAATGGCCATGGAATCAGGTCACAATTCAGATAATTTAACAAATTTTGGAGAAATGTATGTTGATATGATTTGTGATAGATTGTTTTCACATCCTAAGACACGTGCTCCGTTAGCAAATGAAGAAAGTTTCATTTCGGATACAACAATTCCTCTAGAAATAGCGACTGGCATTATGGAGCAGTTAAATACTGAAAAAGTTAGAGTATCATTAACTAAACAGTTGATGAGTGTGCAACCACAACGCTTTAGAAATATCGATGATTCGACAAATGAAATTAATTTAGATATTCGAGCAGGCGATGAAATTGCCGTAACAATTAATGTAAAAGGCACGATTAAACCAAAATGTAGTGATTCTGGAACAGCTTTCGATAGTACAACACCGTGTCCTAGTATAGTTAATAGTGACGTAGTTGATGGCTTGTCAATTAATGCATTTAATGTGCGACTTAATTTGACATTGGTATAATACATAATATGTATTGGTATCAATATATCATGAGCACCATTTCACAATGTCTTAAAAATATACAAATTCATGTTGATTCAAGATATCGTAATACAGCCGTACATAAGCATTCTAATGAGTTTAAACTAACATGTAACGATATTAAGAATGTAAAATCTATAGATCTAATCAATATGCAAATACCAAACACATTTGAAACATTTTGTAGTGAATATAACAACAATTATATAAAAATAGGGCTGACATCAAATAATATGCACACATTGACAATTGATAACGGTTCGTTTGAATCAAATGATATGATAATTCACTTAAACATCTTACTTACTCAATTAAATATAACACATGGGTATAATTTCAATGCGAGTACAAATAGTAATAGTGGATGTGTTACTATATCTAACGACGTTAACTTTATAATGGATTTTAACAATAATCACATTAGATATAGTTTAGGACGCCATTTAGGATATATAAATGACGAATACACAGGCAGTGATTCTTATACTTCGGAAAGTATAATTTCTGTTACGGGAGAAAATTACATATATATGTATTTAAATGACTACAGTACAATATTAATACCACATTCGGCAAATATGCTACACACAAATATATTTGCAAAAATACCAATAAGCGAAAGTAAATTTGGTATCATATTTCATACTAAAAGTGATTATATATCAAAAATAGATTTTGACAAACTAATTACATTAAATAAAATACATGTAATATTGTTAGATTCATGGGGAGATAGGTTAATATATAACTACGTTGATTATTCTTTTACATTAAATGTTGTTTATTATGAATAAAAAAATTGATATTACAATTAAATTAGTGTGTAAATATAATATATAATTTATGTTAGTCAAGTTATCGCATCCAAATTATGGCCAAACGTACATATGATGTACGTAAATATGCGCAACCTAAGCACGATGTGCAACCAATGAAAACATGCGATGACTGTAAAGAACGTGGAACATTACGAACTGGTATTGCTAAAACTACGTTTACGCTTATTGATAACAAAGGCGATAAATTCGTCATTGACAATAAGACACTAGTTCATATTGTGAACGATGTATTACGCGTACATTATAAATGTTCGGACTCGTGGTTAAAAGTATCTTCAATTTCCGATGATGGTCACAATACGATCGTCAACATAATCGGAACTACATATAAAATAGGGCAACGGTATCGAGAGTATTCTATCGAGTTATTGAACTCGACCAACCGCGAAATTAGAAAACAAGCGGCACGCAAAAACATGTCGGTAGAAACATTAACAAGGCTTGCGTATGAAGATCTAGATTTTATCGTGAATGAATATCCTTTGCACACATACAATATCGACAAATATACACACCATCCGGAATGTCCTCAATTTATTGAATGCATACTATTCGAAATGCAAAAGTTGGATACGGATTTTATAGATGAGTCTAATAGACCACCGGAAACATTAAAAGAAACGCATTTACATAATCAGCATACTATTGTACCCGATCCGTATTATTCAGAAGATTTCAACTACTTAACGCCCAAATATGACCACTTACATAAGTATGGCATGCGTGAAGACCCGTTAGCACATTTACGCAAAGTGCCAACAACCGATCCTACAATACATACCCCGGCCGAACAAGTCGTTCGCGTTCATGTAAGTACACCAGCCGTTCGCGTTCCTGTAAGTACAGTTGCCGAACCAGTCATACCTAAGGTTGAGCCATATGCCTTATATTTAGATATGCCTTGTGATAATCCCGATAAATGTACAGAAGGCCGTAGAAAAAAAATCGAATTGGTCCGCAAATATACAGAAGATCACGCGGTAGCATGTGGTCATGAAGAAAATTTGACAGTACCAGAGAATATTATAAACCATGTTGATAAAGAATCACATGCATCAATTCACCGACCGCCGTCGAGATAATACATAATATTAACTATTTTTTATTATATAAATTATAATAAAAAATAACATATTACGCACATAGCCCGGTACTATACATTTCTGGTTCAATAGCGGAATATAAAAATGGACCAACTGTTTTTTTTGTAATAGGTGGATCGGCTCTTATTTGATAGTTTGCATTTTTATTAGATTGTGTTGCTGTAAACCCAACTTGCCTAAAAACGGCAGTTAAATTCTTGTCATTTATATCAATTGGTACATCAATAACCTCGAACCATTTATCGTTCTTTTCCTTTGGTAGATAATTATCTGCATTATATATATCTTCTGGATCTATTGTTTTTTCCTCGGGCAATTGGAACTTTTTATCAGTCGCATATTTTGCGAAATTTCCATTGTGTTTATCTGGCATAATTGGATGCTCATCATTTACACTAAATACTGGTTTACCAAATGCACCTGTCCATTCACCAACCGTACCTCTATCGCCCTCAACATAACTAAATCGTTTATATGGCTTCGGTTCTTCTGTTTTTTCATGTGATGGTTCTAATTGCATAAATGAATCATCGCCTGAACTTAATATACCACGTACTTCATCAGACACACCTTCTTCAAATTCTTCAGTATCGTTGTTTTTATAATACATATATATAACGATAAATAGCAATAATACTGCGATTACTAGTTTTGCGTTCATTATATTCGTATGATGATTATTATATTATTAGTAAATATTTTTATATAAATATGTTTAAATTATTGGCACAAAGTGCCAATAATCCAATCATAATTAATTGTTAAACGGAATATATGCGCTATAATTATCTGAGTTATTCACTATATCTTTAAACATATTATTGTTATTTTGACGCCTGTTAATTAAATCATCGTCAATGTCATCTTTTTTTGCGAACTTCGATATCATATCGGTATTAATATATGTTCTTGGTAATCCTGTACCACCGTTAATTATTAATCCGGCCATAATTCGTGAGGACACTCCATTCATATAATCTCTTTCTCCGAATACAGCTGCGTTTGTGAACTGATCAACCGTTTTTTCAAATGACGCTTTAATTAAAGGATCACAGTCTAACTTTGACATACCGTGCCTATCTATTGATATTGGATATCCTTTATTCGTCATAACATCAATAAGTAACGACATATGATGATAATTGATATTTGATGAATATATATTACTAAATTCGTAAAATAAGCTTGATCTAACTCCTTCTATTCCATATGTGTTGTGTATAATAGGCATATCATTACTTGTTGTTTTGTTCAGGTCAATCCCTCGAATATACCTAAAATCTGTTAAATTATTACCCATTGCACGAATTATATATTCTTTCTTCTTATCACCAGTTTGTTGACATTGTATATTAATTTCATCGATAACTGCTAATGTTATTCTCGATAATCCTTTTAATACAACATTGCCCAATATTTCTTCTAAAAAGTATATTATGTGCTTAAAATTAAATGATGTTATTGTCATTCTTATATGCATAGCTAATATATCATTTGACTCATTGTTGGAGATTATTGATACATTACTTATTAGTTTGTATATTTGCCGTTCATGTTTTCTAGATCCTCTCATATTTACATTTCGCTTTTCCCAATAATCAGATAATTTAGCTTTTAAATCAATGAGTCGTATGTTTCTGGATAACATTGCTTCTTTGTTTAATTGCACCCGAATAACCCATGGCATGATATGAGTTATTTTGTTTTTATTGTAAAAACCATGTCGTACATTGTCTTTTTCAGTTAAGTTATTTGGCGCATCGATATCAGGTTCATAATATATTTCATATCTATCTATCACATCTTTAAACAGCGTGCATCTCACGTTTGATAATATTAATTCCACTTTGTCCAAGTCGTGTTTATATTCATCTGTAAAATATATTGTAATTTGCGAACCTTTCATATTTTTAGAGAAACTTAATAACTCTTTTATTCGTGGTACGCCCAAACTAGCGCTGCCAAGCGATCCTATCCCAGCGTGATGAAACGTATTTAGCGTATTATGCACAATAATTGAATTGTTTATAAGAAAATTATTATTATTGTTCACTGTAAAGTCATATACGTATTGATCACTATCGAAATACTGTATATCAATAATTTCATCCCATACAACATCCTTACATATCAAGTTTTCTAGAGAATGTAATGATTTTGTTGTATATGTTTTAGCATTTTCTATAAAATTGGTTAACTTACTTAATAATACGCCATTATTTGGTTGCTCTGTAACATCCAAGTTTATCATAATATTAACACATGTTGAATTATATATCTCGTTATTAACACACTTAACTTCATTATATGCAAACGGAATTATATAATCACCCGTTACACAACTTTTCAATACCGGTACAATACTTCCTATTTTCAGTTCATCTCCTCGTATAGGCACAATACTAATTAATCCGGTTTTGGTTAAATATGAATGACTCTGTGTTGTTTCAGCATAACAATTATTTTTAGTTTGTATACTCATCAATGGCCCGTTTGCAGGATGTTTACTAACATGTGTTATATATGACCATTCTACATCATCATGATTGTTAAGCGATTGTATAACATATATACTATTTATTGATAACTCGACACCATTTTTACCCAAATTTATTATATTATTTTTATTGTTATGTAATAATTGATCTATAAATTCACCTATTGTCGCATCAATATATTTGTTGTTCATTTTATCAAATATCGTTATTAAACTATTACCAACCACAGACATTTGTGTTAATGGCTCGCCCAATGATTGTCCCGCAATAGTTCCGACCATTTCTCCAGCATATGCCAATGAGCTATTAAATTTACTAATTATACAATCACACATGTTGTTAAATTGCGTTGAATTTAATTTGTATTCACATATACATTTTTTAGGAGATAATATAGATGTTAATATTATTTCAAATAATGATTTTGACAATATCTCGTCGGATGCTATATGTGTATCTTTGGTGTTTATTAATACAAATGTATCGTTATATATGCGTGTTATACCATCTAACACATTATCTACTGTGAGTATATTACCGTTAACCTTACTATTTTTATATTGTAATATAATTGTATATATATCAATAGGGAATGTATATGTATCCGGTACTGTTATTAAACTAAATGTTGATTTAACATGTCCGTATCGTAGCTCATTTCTCATTTTAATTAACTTGTCGAAATAATCATTATTTAATTTAGTACTTACATTGTATTTTTGGAGTTCTGTGTCTGTGAAACAGATATTGTTTCGCACTTCGTCGTCACGCATACTTACCAAATGCAATTGTCGGACACATTGTTTGACGGTATCGATACCATTACCACCATATACAAACTGTAATATAGTTCCATTTGCAGTTCTTACTGTATTATCGTAACATATTTTAGCATCTTCTAATCCTTTTACGATTTTTCGCTGTAAATATCCCGATTCCGATGTTTTTATAGCTGTATCGATAACACCTTCTCGCGATGCCATGTTACAAAAGAAAAACGCGGTTGAGTCGACACCGTCTAAAAATGAATTATTTATAAAGCCTCTCGATATAGGCGTTTCGTCATATTGACAAAATACTGGAAGAGTTCGATTATTAATTTTCATTTTAATACGCTTTCCCTCAACAGATTGTAATCCAATTACTCCAATCATTTGTCCTAAATTTCTACCAGCGCCTTTTGCACCAGATGTCGTTATTGTAACGAAATTGTTATTTTTGCTTAGATTTTTTTTAACTATTTCATCGATCGTTTGTCGGATACTATCAATATCACTATGCAATGCTTGTTCAATTATATCATATGGAGCTTTATATGGATTATTTTCTAGCTCTGTAATAACATGTGATATTTTCACACAGTCTGAAAAAATTTTATCATATATACTTTTCTTAGCGTCATTACTTATTATCACATCACCAAAGCTAATAGTTGATCCATAATATATATTAAAGTTAACTGCTAATAATTGCACATTATCGATGAATTCCAACGCTTTTTCTACAGATACGTTATGAAATATATTGGCCGTTATGTTATTATGACCGGAAAATGCACTATTACTAATATATCCGTTTATTAACTCGCCGTCATATATTTCACATTTACTGCTTGTTACAAATGTGCGCTTAGGGATTATTGTCGATATTATTTCTTTTCCGGTGTATTCATTCTTTGATAAATTAATATCACAATTATTAATACCAGATAATAAATTCATAGCAACATTCTTTTTAAATTTAGCATTCGAAATGCTTAATAAATAGTTTCCAATTAATCCATCTTGCTTAACTTCCACAATTACAGCACTATACGTTGGACTTATTATCTGATTTTTGACTCTGCTTATATAATATGTTTCGCATACAGATTGATAACCTTGTCCCATGTACAAATTCATCTCATCTCCATCAAAATCCGCATTATATGGTTTTGTCGAAGCTGTGTTTATGCCAAATGAATATATGTTCTCATTTTCAATAACGTGTACAATATGACTCAACATAGATACTTTATGTAAAGACGGTTGTCTGTTAAATAATACGACATCGCCGCTTACGAGATGACGGTGTACGATATCACCAACGTTCAATATAATATCGTTATTTCGGTACCGTAAGTCAATATTTATTTTATTGTTGCTATTTGATATATATGGCTCGACGTAATTTGCACCAGGGTATTTAAAACAACCATTTCGAACCATTGTTAATAGAATGTGTATATTTTCACGTGTCGCCGTTTCTGGAAACGTAATATGCATTGCTATTTTTAACGGGACTCGTAAATATCCTGTGCCAATTGATGCATCTGCGGTTATTACACTTCTTGCTGAAAAATCAACCCTCTTACCCATTAAATTACTTCTTATTATACCTTCTTTACCATTTAATCGACCAGCTATAGAGCGCGTTGGTTGCATTTTCTGATTGTCTTTTGGTGGCATTATATTATTGCTATTTTGAAACACTGCTACATTTGCTTGTAACATATAAAAGTAATTATCAAACTTGGATAGACTTTCATTTGTTTCCTTATGCTTTTTTAATCGTAAATTTAATTTAGCTATTTTAGTAAGTAGTGATGTTAATCCATCGTGTATGATTCCAGATGATATGAAATCTACTTTTGCGGATGGTCGTATTTGTATAGGTGGAACTGGGAAATATTTAATTATCATCATCTCTGGTCTTGATTGATTTGGATTTATTCCTAATATAGTTGCATCAATGTCAGATATATTGCTAAATATTTCGTGTATTATTTCAGGTGTTAATATTTGAATAACCGATTTTTTTTGCGAATCATCTTCGCTAATTAATTTACGCTCAGCTGTTATATTAATGATCGATGATGATTTTTTCATTAACAACGTTATTTTAGGAACTGTTGCACCACAACCATAATCCCCTTTTTTGCATATTTTTATATCCTTTGATATATTTCGAATATCCGTTAATTTTAATTTACCCAATTGCTTGTTTTTTAATATACTATTTAATTCTTGTTCGGTCGAGTATATAAGTAATTTCGAGCATCGTGTACATATACACGTCAATATTTTTCGTATAAATTGCATATAGCACGTATTGAATACTGGTTCAGTCATATGTATGTGTCCGAAATGACCAGGACACAATGTAGCATCTAAATTACACGTTGCACATACTCTATACAAGTCAACAACACCTAATCTAGAATCAACAGGTCCGCCTTTTTTAGGTTCATTGTTTTCATACGATTCATGCGAATCTATACCGATATGATTGCGATCGAACACAGTCATCCGTTGTATTTCTTCATTCCCTAATATATTAAATTCAATATGATCTATGACTTTCAATTGCTCTTTTGACGTCATTATTGTATAAGGTTACTATATTGTTATATACATTGACATTATTTTATTTAGTGTAAAATAATATCAATTTTTAATAGCATATTTGATGGCGATTAAAAAATAGAATATTATACAAACATTTGAATAAATTTATTATTATTATATTTAATGACGGTCAATTATTGCGTTTATGTACGATCCAGTAAATACCATATGTATTATAATTTATTAATTCATTAATAAATCACTCAATGATTGATTGCTTATTTCATGTATATTCCATTCCATTTTTTTTAATTTAGAATTGTGTATATATCTACCAATTAACATTCCATAATAACTATGAAATTTCTCAAAATCAATAATATTGCACATAATATTGTATGTTTTGTTGTACGTTATTGGTACCACATATTCGCAAATGCTTTTACAATATTCGCGCGTTTGTAAGTTCAATGATATTATTTTTGGAACATTTATTGAAATGTCTATTTTTAAGAGACTGTATTCATTAACCACGTCAATTAAGTTATCAACAATATCACCGTTTAATGCAACGCTATACTTAATATTATATATGAATGTTATTTTTACTGAATTAATATCAATGTCGAGCAATTTAGCTAAACAATATATCCTCATATTCATCAATAAATATATTATATATACACGGATAGTTACATTTTTTACATGTTCATCTTTTATTATATAAAATGAACAGTACATAATATTTGGTTTAATAATCGAGATAAGTAGGTTACGAACGTATAATATATAGAACCATATATCGAACATTTTTATATTATTAATACAATTAACATTTAAAGATATGTAATATACATACTATATAAATTAGATGACACAATTTACGAACAGAGAGCAATTATATTTAAACAGTATTAATAATTATTTTGGTAAAAATATAGATCATACTACACAAATGGTTCGTATTATCGGAAAAAAAACTGATATATCGCTCCGCATCATAGATATATTTGTTACAAAATATGCCAAAAAGCATAAAATAATATATGAAATACAAACAAAACATGGTGACTATGAAACATTTAATGTTTATTTAAACTACAAAGCACAATTAAAATCATACAAGAAAAAATATTTCGACCCATTTAAAAGATGCACAAAATTCAATTATTGTTATAATGGCACACATTACATACATACAACGATTGGGCAATTAATTTTCTTAAAATGGGTGCTTGAATATAATATTCTACATTATATTGAAGATAATATTTATGACATATTACAATTTATAACAAACCATAATAAAAACAATATATGCGATAATTTGGATTACAATGGTTCTTCTGATAACAATATCTCAAATGAACAATCAGAAGATAATACGATAACATTTAAAAACGTTACGTATAACGGAAGTACATTGAAAAAAAAAATTAATATGCTAACGATTAGTGATAATACAATATCATTTAATTAGTATAATACATAACTATAATTAAAATATACGATGTAATATATTATAACAATGAAATACAACACATGCATTGTTGTAATATTACGAGATAATAACTATTATACACATGTTATTAAATATTATATTTTATTGATATGTTTCTTAATATTAAACAATGATAACAATGATAACAATCATGATTTTATTAAACTACCGCACATATTAAATATGATAATAAAACATAATACGGATCACTTAAACAAACACTATATTGATAATTTGCTTGGACTGGTTGATAATTGGGATAATATTTTATTTACACATCGAGTCGAATTACAAGATGGTTGGTGGGATATTAATACAATATTCAAACATATATTAACATCTCTTAATTATAGCAATGATTTAACTCCATATCCACGATATCCTAAATCTCCATTACATAATACATACTATGTGTATGATGATATTAAAAAAATATATGATCGATTGTTGTTATTAGATATTAATATGTATTATAACTTTCATGTGTTTTGTAAGTATATATGTCGACAGCAACTCACATTATCAGACAACATATTATCGATATTTTTGAAAAAAATGCGTTTTAAAGTACATATTGAAAAAAATAATATATATGGTGAATGGGTGTATATTAACTCGCCATTGTCAAAACTCGAACATATATATAGTACTCTGAATGCAATGCATTCGCATGCAGAGATAATTAGCATGTTAAAATATGTACATATTAGTTAAAAAATTGAATAATATATTCGATATTTACGTAAATATATTATATCATATTAATACTATATGGCTGATTTAGTAAACGTTATTAACATATTCGATGAGATCAATAAGCCATCTATAACTACTATAGATATCCGAGACATAATTGATTATTGTGATTTTTGTAAAAGTTGTCAATCACATACGCATATTAAATACGATACTATTAATGGTAGTATTGTTTGTACACTATGTGGTATACAATTAAGCTATATATTTGATTATAGTTTGTATAATAAGTCATTCGATAAGCCATATAATTGCAAAAGCGATACGATATTCACATATAATTATTCAATGTCATACAATCAAAAAAAAATATATAATGCGTACAACATCATACAATATTATTGTAAAAAGGCAAATCTATCATCAACTATTGAGTATGCTGCTAATGATATATACAAGAGCATATACACAAGTGATAATTCACAATCAAAAAATAAAATCATAAAGGGTCGTAATATTACATATATATTAGCAGCATGTGTATATTATGCATCAAATAATAAAAATAGCCCAAGAACAATACAAGAAATCGCATATATATTTAGCATAACAAAATCAAATGTAACAAAAGGATGCAATTTACTATCTAAATTAATGCGAAATATCGGTATGAAACAACAATGTGCTTTTAGTTCAGACATTACCGACAGTTATATAATAAGACATTGTAATAATTTGCGAATTTCTAAACAAATATCTGATGATATCATATCAATGTTAAGTAATGTACATAAGCTTGGTATAGTGACGAATAATACACCTATATCACTATGCGCGTCTGTCATATATATTGTATTGCAAATGCATAATATACAATTACCAAAGAAAATATTAGCGGTTGAATTTGGCATATCCGACGTAACTATTACAAAAACATATGGTAAGTTAATGCCATTTAAAAGTATACTAAGTGATGTACATAAAACAAATGATGTACATAAATACATAATGTGTCGACGAAACAATGAAATACCACCACACATTCAACATAAATTATATGTTGTTAATAATACATATGGTGATCTACTACGTCGCCGTGAATATGATGAATTATCAGTACATACTATGTTAATTAATATGCTATCATGCGTTGCAAATATAAAGATACATAATAGTTACATTTTATTAAGTGATTGTAAATTTAAAAAATATATGTTGTGTAATTAACTATGTATGATATACGTAACTCGTAATATGAACTATTGTTGATAATATGTTAAATATTATTAAACATATTATCAACAATGTCATGAAACGACAATATGTGTTTATACGATCAAATAAAATAGCACATTGAATTAATAATATATGGACTGTTCAGTAAATAAGTTATTTGTTTATATTATGTATTAATAGTATAATATAAAAAAAAAAATATATATATATATATATATATATATACGTTAGGGGATAGTATAGTATATTTGTTCAGTACCGATTTTATAAATATATGGCATTTATCATACATATTTGTTATTAATTAACAACGAATATGTAATAATATAAAAGATAAATAAACAAAATTATAAAATATATTAATTTTTTTTGAATAGTTCAACGCAATTGATTTATTTTGCTTTAATGTTGCAAACATATGTTCTATTTTCACTATGTGTTTGTTTGTATTATTATTGATTCGATCAATAAATTTATTATCATAATACCCTCGATCGGCTATTAAATTTTTATTACATACGTTAATATTATTTGATACAATATCATTAATATTATATTGCAATACCATAATATCGTGTAACGATCCTTCAACAACTTTTAATGATATCGGGAGTTTATTTTCATTACATATCAATGATACTTTTGAGTATGCTCGATTTTTAAACAAATTGTACAGAAAGCTTAAATGGCACCCATCAACCTATAAACAACATAGTGAAGATAAATTTATAAATAATATTAAAAAAACATACGGTGATAATGAAGATATTGTAATTGTGTATGGTGATTGGAGCAGACAACCACAAATGAAAAATCATACACCAACAATAGGAAAGGGTATTCGAAACGTTATTTCCAAAAAATTCAAAACATTGTTAATAAACGAATATAATACATCTAAAAAATGCTGTAATTGCTCAAATAATTTGGAATACGTAAATATGAATTATGTTAGGAAACAAGATAAATTGAAAAGAGTCCGACAATATCGTTTAATGGTATGTAAAGAATGTTCATATAACGGTAGTAATAATATTGGGCGTTTTGAAAACGCATGTCCAATATACTTAACCCGTGATATGAACTCATGTAAAAATATGTTAAACATTGTAAAACATATGTTTAATAATGATATGAAACGACCAAATGTGTTTATACGATCAAATAAAATAACACATCAAACTAATAATATAAAACCTATTATTGTGGATACTTCTATACACAAACTGGAGAAAAAATCCACATCTCTATGCAGTTATAGGATTTGTTCGGAATATGTATGCTGATTATGTACCATGTTACATTATAATACAGCAGATATTTACAGGACAGTCCTATAATACCAATAAAAACACATAATCATATTATTAACACACAATAAACATGAAGCTAAAAGAATTACTAATAACCATACTAACTCAACTTGAATTTACGCACAATCCCAACAACCCCATCGACACATACCCAACTAAATCAAATTACAGACACATAAAGACAACCGAACAAATAAAAGAAGTATTTATATTACTTGAGCACAATGCATATATCAACCAGCCATTAATAATACTATGTGACACCATAAACACGCCTAATTACAAAAGATATGTAACAAATTTCGAAATACATACACAGCAAGAAATAGCGCAGTTATATGATCCATATATTATAAAAGCATTGTCGGTACTAGAAATAATAAACGATAATTACCACGTTTTACCATTTCCAAACAATACTTGTAAGGGAACTCACTACCACAAAGGATTTTATAATTTAAATTTTAACAATGTTACATTTATTGACAAATACCAATTACACATATTTATAAAACACTACAATGCGCTAACCATTATAAATAAAGAAAAATCAATTTGCGATGATTAATATATAAATGTATAACAGTTATACATTTATATCTGATGGCGTCACTATTACACACTTAACGGTTGGTGCGCATTTCAATAGATTTATCTACGCATTACACGGAAATGATACAGTCGTTTATTTGGCATTTGGTAAATATTTCAACCAATCAATTGATGGTTTGCGGAAAAATAAATCAATTAAAAAATAACGTTCCCATACGTATACACGCATTCTATAGATGGTTTTCAGCACATAATAATACGCGGATAAATCAGCGAATACATATTATATTATATGTATTAGCCACTTACTATATGTAGACTTATTAAATACCTATGATACGGAGCTTATAAATGACATTATACTAGTTATATAATTACTATATGTAGACTTATTAAATATCTATTACCCCAGTGCATACAGTAACACATACAATATTATTAATAACCGATACGCGATCATGTAATTATTTTTTTTATTCATTTGTAATTAATAGAAAAAAAATACACGCATCATTACACTCATCTATTTATAAACCGCAACATTATAATAAATTGCATACATTGCACAATGTAGGTAATGCACAATGATCGTCGAATATATACGTTAACATATTTTGATTTAATAATATTGATTTCCGACACAACGCGAATACCAAAAAGTTAAAAAATACCATTAATTTAACATACAAATATTCAACACCCAAATACTCAATAAATGCAATCAAATACGCCAGGTAAACTATCGGCATCCCGATACATCAGGAGTGCACAAATCAGACTGCCTAATAAAGTGCAATAAATGCCCCGAACGCACATGAGAAGACCATGAAATTGACTAAATAGCTTTATAATTATCAAATGCAACATTTACTTTCATTTCTCATTTTTAATTCTGTTAAAATCTCTAAGAGTTAATTCAGTTGCCCAATGTAGTAATGTTTGCCGTATTGCAGGACTTATATCAAAGTCATTATATTTACCTTTTTTCTTAATAATTTGATTAACTAGCCATCTTTTAAATCGTCCATTGTTACTTGCTGTCTTTTTCCACCTGTCAATTTGCCGTTCGTCATCAGCTGTTCGGCGACCGCTAAAAAAACCCAAATACCAGTCAGTCCATCCATACAGATTATATTTAGTTATCCACTTCTTTTTTTCCCACTCACGCAAAGTTGAGCCAACTTTAACACCGTATTTATTAATTGATTTGTCATAATCTTTAAAATCGCGCGTAAGCCAATCATTCGGTATTCCTTTGAACCATGATTTAGGATATTTTTTGTGAATATTTTTATAATGTTTCTTTGTTACACTTGAGTATATTGGTCGGTAATAAGTACCTCCGAACGATCCCACACTAAAAATATCACGTGGGCTTAAATTAGGCGTAAAATCGGGATAATCTGTGAATATGTATTCTCCGTACTTGTTCTTTTTTGGCATATTAATTTAATGTATATTTTAATTGTAAGAAAATTATATAAACGAATTATGAACGACATACAGAAGCGATTTGTATTATTTATTTTTGGATGTATTGTATCAAGAATATTAATGACGTATGTAACATATAAATTGGACGACAATTTATTAATATATGTTGGTATAATTGCTATTATACTGTCAATATCGTTCATGTTAATATATTTACTCGGATTGCGTAAAACCGGTGCGGAGGTATTTGGCAATAAAATATGGTGGAATCATTTACGACCAGTACATAGCTTAACATTTGCAACATGTGCCATATTTGCATTTAATAAAAGTAAATATACATATGTTCCTATTTTAATAGATACACTAATCGGGTTAATTGCTTTTCTCAATTATCATATTATGAAAAATTGAACACTTTATACAATGCCAATAAATAATATATAGGGACGATCCAGTAAATAATTTGTTTATATTTATATATTTCGTATAATATAATATTGCATAAATAATATGAACATAAACAAATAAAAATATAGTATGTATAAACAAATAAAAATATAGTATGTATAAACAAATAAAAATATAGTATGTATAAACAAATGTAATAATTAATGCGTAATCATAAAGTACATATATACCAAATACGATATATCAGTGCATTGTCTCGCACAAATACTGGCGTTCCGAAAACGCATTTCAGTATGATACCGCGAGTGATATGGATTGATATGTGTTTGTGTATGGTAAATATATAACAACTATTGATTGCGGTTACTCCTGTACAATAAATGGAGAAAAAATCCGCATCTATTCGCAGTTATAGGGATTGTTCAAATATACTGTTGTATATGCATTATGTTGCATTGTAATACGACAAATATTTACGGGACAGTCCTATAATCATATCATTAACACACAATAAATATGAAGCTACTTAAAGAATTACTAATAATAATACTAACGCAACTTGAATTTACACACACGCCCAGCAACCCCATCAACACATACACAATTAAATCAAATTACAGACACATTAAGACAACCGAACAAATAAAAGAGGCATTTATATTACTTGAGCACAATGCATATATCAACCAGCAATTAATAATACTATGTGACACCATAAACACGCCTAATTACAAAAGATATGTAGCAAATTTCGAAATACATACACCGCAAGAAATAGCGAAGTTATATGACCAGTATATTATAAATGCATTATCTGCACTAGAAATAAAAAACGATAATTACCACGTGTTACCATTTCCAAACAATACTTGTAAGGGAACACATTACCAAAAGGGATTTTATAATTTGATGTTCAATTTTTACACAATTCAATTTTTTATGAATATATCATCAGTATTACTGGAATTATTTGCGAAGCTGTACATGGAAATAATTGATTATTAATTAGTATGATATGTTATTTTATAATATATCATATACACAATGATCCAATTTGCGACTTCGTTACGAACCAATAAACGTGAGTGTCAACATTTGCCCGTAAATGAGTTAATTGATTATTTGCACAACACAAAGCGTGTTGAGGCTTATGAAATTATTGATGAAAATGATATACATAAACCATATTTTGATCTTGATGGGTATTGTGATGATAAACCAACTAGCGACTATATATCCGACTTGTTACAACCAATTATAAATGAGTTACAAACCATATATAAAACAAAAACATATGCATTACGGTCATCCAACGGTATTGTCGATGATAAATACAAACTATCGTATCATATAATAATACCTAAATTAATAACAAATAGAGCAGACAATAAACATGTTGCAGAATATTTAAAAAATAAATTCGGGGCAATAATAGACACATCCGTTTACAAACCATATCAAAAACTAAGACTACCATATTCATATAAAAATGGAGAACGTCGATGCAAACCTATAAATGGTACCGATAAAGACCATATAGTAACATACGTAAATGACTGTAAATGTACATGGAAAAACGATTTACCCGCCGTTGAAAAACCATGTAATAAAAAGCAAAAAAATAATAAACAAAAAAAGCAAACATATACCGAGCAACAAGAACTACGCGATATTATTACGTATGACTCCGTAAAACAGTGTGATAAATGCGATATACAACATATTAATAAATTATTACAAATTATATCACCTAATCGCGTTAATGATTACACTGACTGGGTAAGTGTTGGTATGATACTATATAATGTCAGCAATGCCAATGATGAGTACTTGGAAGCGTGGAACACATGGAGTAAACAATCACATAAATACGCTAAAAATGAGTGTTTTAATAAATGGAATACATTTACACATACAGCTGATAACCAATTAACCGTTGCAACTCTTCATTACTGGGCAAAAATAGACAACATCACCGAGTATAATAAAATGACGCTTCATGACTGTATGATAGATTTTATTGATAAGAACCACCAACAATTAGCCATTAAAAACAAGGATATCGAATTAGTTAATATAGTTAATAACAAAACAAAATGTATGGCAAAAATAAATGATGTTTATTGTAACTTGGCCAAACGAGAACATGATGAGGCTAATAATTTCATTGATATATTGTATAATTATGGTGCGTATATAGGGTGTCATCATGAGAAATGCCAAGGAAAAGTATTAAATGATAATGTTGTGAAAATCGATGCGCGTACAAATAACATACTATTTCAGAATAACGGTGATGTTAATATCAACATAACTAATATTAATAATATGGATAAAGATGATACACTTTTAATAACTGATTCATATGAGATTTTCGATGACATTGAATTAAATAAATTAATATTAGAGAGCTTAAACAACACGCCATATGATATTGCCAAGGTATTGCACTATTTATATAGAGATCGCTTTAATTGCACTAAGGACAAAGTATGGTATACGTATTGTGAACATAGGTGGCTTAAAGACAGTGTTGATATACGCGATATTATATCGAATGAATTACCGGCATATTATAAGATTGTATTAACATATTATAAAGAATTAATTAACGATTCTCGCGAAAATAGAGCAATGGTTGAGTGTAAAATTAAAAAGATTATTGAGTTAATTAAATCGCTTAAGAGGACACCGAGTAAACAAAATATAATAACGGAATCATGTGAGATATTTTACAAAAACAATAAAACGTTTGAAAAAAACCTAAATACTAAACCGCATTTATTATGCTTTACAAATGGCATATATGATTTAGATAATGATGAGTTTAGAGACGGTCGGTATGATGATAACATTACGATATCAACAGGATACGAATACATAGATGCATATAGCAAACATAAAGATAAATTATTCGCATTTCTTAATGATATACAACCAGAAAAAGAGCAATTAGAATACTTATTAAAATTCACAGCAAGTGTACTGTATGGATGCAATACAATAGAACTGTTTCATATCCTATCTGGTAGTTCTAGAAACGGCAAATCAAAATATGCAGAGCTATTATCGCACGTATTTGGAGAATATTGCGAGTTTATTACAAGTACTTTATTAACTAAGGAACAACCGTCTGCTAATAATCCACGACCAGAAATACTAACATTAATTGGAAAGCGTTTAATAATATCATCAGAACCAGAAAATAACGCCAAATTAAACGCCAATTTCATTAAACTATTAACAGGAAACGATAACATAACCGCACGTAATTTATATGATTCTAACATAATATCATTCATACCACAATTTAGTATGATGTTACTATGCAATGATATCCCGTCGTTTGACAAGAATGATGATGCTATTTGGCAACGTTCACGATGCATTGAATTCCCTTCAAAGTTCGTTAATAATCCTACTGAATCGCACCATAAACTAATAGATTACAAGCTCAAACAAAAATTACCAAAATGGAAAAATGATATGATGTTATTATTATTGGATAATTACAGGACATATAAACGCGATGGATTAACGCCAACTAAAAGCGTTTTACGGTTCACCGTACGGACGCGTGACGAAAATGATATTTATAAACAGTATTTAGATGAGCGGACTGAACGGTCGGATAAACATATCCATCTATACACTTTATATGAAGATTTTAAACGATGGGTGTCAGTTATTAATCCGTCATTTACTAAGCATTCAAGTAAAACGTTATCTAAAGGAATTGGACAATACGTGACAGTTGAAAAAGTATACGTTAGCCAACAGAATTCATCAGCAGGTGTTAAAAACATAAAAATTAAAAATACGAACATTAACAATATTTTCGAGCCATGAAAATACACGATTAGTCATGATTTCATGGTTATTATTTTTACAAAAACCATTAACAATTAATACGTATTTTTTTACATATTAACTGTTCAATGATTGTACAATGATTTGAAGAACTGTTTTATTAGTATATTATTTTTCATGGTTTTCTTGGTCGTTAATTTCAAAAGTATGTAATATTTCACATATACATAAATATATATATTAATTACATATATATATGTGTAATTAATATATTAATACACTTTCAAAAATCACGACCACGAAAACCATGAAAAATACGTATAATAGTGATTTATCTATGCTAACGCAATATATAAAGCAAATATATTAATATTGTTAAAATATTAATATATTCCGACATGGTTTTTTCCATGGTTTATTTTTTACATCATGGTTTTTCGTATATTGCCGACTATGTGTAAGTGAATAATTATTAACAATAACTCGACACATATTATAATAAAAATACATATTAATAATAATATTGTTATTATAACGTAATTTGAAGAGATGTTTATTTAATATTTGTCATTTCGAGTGTATTGAGTTTCTATTTTTCAAAAGTGTCAGATATTTAAACAGTTTGAATAAATAGAGACTCAACACACTCGAAAATTAAATGTAATCAATCTTTTGTAAATAACTTCTGGTTGGAACCAATTTTTTAATTAGATTTTATAAAATTGAATTATACTTACTAACAATAAAAGACATACAATATACTATATTATAGTACAATGAAAATTCTATTACGAGCGCACCAAAAAGATGCAGTTAAATGCATCAATTCATCATTACGTACTAATAATAAATGTTTAGTCAAAATGTTTTGTGGAACAGGTAAAACAAGAATTGTTTTTTATTTAATGATAAATGAACACCGTAATTTAACTGTAATTGTATTTCCTAGTATAGCTCTTATAACACAGTTTAACATAGATTATGTTAATAATGATGAATGGAGTGAATTTACGAACTCATATAACTATATGTCCATTTGCTCATGTAATGAGTTAAATGATATGGATCTACAAAATGACATTAAATATACAACAGATAGTAAAAGAATAAAACGTTTTTTAAATAAGCGTCCAAATAAGATAGTGTCGGTTACATACAAATCATTGGAAAATCTTGTTAATTGTATAACACATACAAATGTTACAATCAATTTATTAATATATGATGAAGCTCATCATACAATCGGTAGTAATATACAACAAATTGTATTTGATAATGAGCAATTTCAAACACAAACAAATAAAACAATATTTATGACGGCAACTCCTAAGAACGATAACGGAATTAAAATGCTGGAGCGAAATTACGATGATGTTAATTATGATGATGTTGAAGATGTAAATATGGAATATTATTCAGACTGCGGTACATTGGCGTTTGAATATACACATTATCAAGCCGTTCAAGATGGTATATGTAATGATTTTAATATCGCCATTGATTTTTACGCAGATAATGACGTAAAATATAAGTCAGTTTACGAAGCCATTGTAAGATCAATATTAACGACTGGTAATAATAAAATGTTATCATTTCATGGATTATCAGAAGCAGAACAAAAGAACCGTTCAAACGTAATAGAGTTTATAAATGATGATAATTTACGAAAATTAAAAGATGCGTATATTAAGGTTCGTAAAACTGAGTTTGATAATACAAAAAAACAAAAACTAATGATCAGTGGGATAACTGGCAAAACAAAACATCGACATCGTATATTGAAAGATTTTGATAATACCAGCGATAACGATATATACATATTAGCAAGTTGTAATACAATAGGTGAAGGCGTTGATACTAAAAAATGTAATCATATATGTTTTGTTGACGCGCGGTCATCGTATTCTACAATAATACAGAATATAGGCAGATGTACGCGCAAACCATATGATAATATGCCAAAATCAACAATATTAATACCATGTTACGTAGATGCGGATAAATATAAGGACTGTAATACGGATGATGAGCGAGATGAACAAATTAGAAAAGATATGTCCGATACAGGCAACTTTAATAGTATATTAAACGTATTAACGGCACTGCGCCAGGACGATCCAGAGTTGTATGATTTATGTTTACAGTATCCGGACAAACACGCTCCTAGAGAAATTAAAAAAAATCTAAATGCACAAGGATTCAATATAGAAGAATGCCAAGGCGAGCTTTTGGATAATGTGTTGTATTTAGTTAATGACATTGATGATGATGCGTTAGATGATATTGATACTGATGATTTAAATGATATTAGTAAATCGATTAATAAATGTATCGAGATTTATACAAACTCAATGGATAATCCAATTGAAAGATACAACACCAAATGTAAAGATAAAATAAGACTGTATTATACCGATGAATTGGACGAATATCATCCAATTACAGGTGATAATAAAAAGAAAATACAACCATGTAGAAGGAAAAGAGTAAATATAAACGCACATAGTAATCCAGATGTTGAAATATTATGGAAATGTGATGGAGATATTAATTTATCAAAAAATGTTTGCCAAGCATATATTGAAAGTACAGTTAAAGTAGATAAGTTTGAAGAGACATATGAGAAGTTAAAGGAATGGGTTAGTGTGACCGGGAGGATACCATCATACAGTTCCAATGATAAATATGAAAAATATTTAGGTTCGTGGTGTTCAGATCAGCGAAAAAAATATACAAATAATATTTTATCAAATATTAAAATAAAAGCACTAGAACATATTAATGGATGGTATTGGAATAAATTTAATGATGTATTTGAGCAAAATTATAATGATTTAGTAACATATGTAAATAAATACGGTAAATTACCGAGTGGGTGATCAACATGTATAATTGATAATTATTTATGCAGTTGGTGTGCGATACAGCGAGGCAAATATAAAAAAAATATATTGGGGGATATGCAAATTAAATTATTAGAACAGGTTTCATTGTGGCAATGGGATATATTTGGAGATCGATTTAATCGCAAATTATTAGAATTAAATAAATTTATCGAACATAATAATAAACTACCATCTCAACATTCTAAACAATTACTTGAAAAAACGTTGGGTGCATGGTGTGTATGTAAAAAGCAAAATTATAAATATGGCATATTAGCAAATGAACAAATTAAACAACTTGAAAAAATACCACACTGGAAATGGACAAATGATAATCAATTTTACATTAATTATACAAATTTTAAAGCATGGGTAAATAATAATAATAAAACTCCATCATCTGAATCAAATGATAAGAATGAAAAATTTTTAGGATCCTGGGCAATGACATTACGAAAATTGTATAGACAATCACGATTATCTGTTGAAAGAATAAAGGAATTAGAAAAGCTAACATATTGGTACTGGGATAAGGATCATTTTAATGATAATTTTGAAAGGCTACAGTGTTTTATTGAAAAATACAATAAATTACCATCATGTCAATCAAAAAACATGCAAGAAAAAAAAATTAGCACGTGGTGTTCGGATATTCGATATAAATACCGAACTAATAAATTATCAAATGAACAAGTTAAACAATTTGACACATTATTGATATGGCGTTGGAATGTGCTTGATGAAAAGTTTTATGAAATATATTATTCACTCCGTGAATGGATTAATAATAATAATAGAATACCATGTGTGAATAAATCGATACCTGAAGAAACATATTTAGGGCAATGGTGTGCAACGCGAAGAAAAGAATATAGGCAAAATCGTTTATCGCTCGAAAAAATTAAATTATTAACTAATATACCACATTGGTATTGGAGCAAGGAAGAAAAATCCAAAAAGTCAATTGTAAATACAAAACCAATTAACAAAGAACCAAAAGAAACTAAACAGCAAAAGCAACATCGAATAAAATCTAAAATATCTGAACTACATAAAGAATACAAAACGCTCAAATCCGCTAATTTACACAAACGATTTAATGATAACCCTGAATTATGGACAGATTATCACAAAATATCCGAATACAATGAACTATCGTTCGAGGAACAAGATGAGCTACCGTACAAAAGAATTATTAAATACCTAGAACAATTTAATCCAACCAGATTAAAGCACGTCGGTGATTTAGGATGTGGAACCGCGCGAGTATATGAGCATTTCAAAAACAACGATAAATACAAATTTTACAATTACGATCATTATTCATGTAATGATAATGTTACTAGCTGTGATATAAGCTCATTACCATTGAATGACCGTGAATTGGACATCGTAATATTGTGTCTAAGTATGTGGGGGTCGAATTGTCACAGCTACATAGATGAGGTTTACAGGTGCTTGGAAACAAACGGTATATTACTGATTATCGAACCATGTAAACGGTGGATGGATGACGAAACTAATAAACTAATGAATTTATTAGAATCCAAACAATTCCATATTAAAAAAGAACATAATCATGATAAGTTTATGTTTATTGAGTGTGTTAGGTTATAATATTATAATCATATTATGAATTTTTAAAAAATTGATAGCATGATTGTATATCATAATGATATTTAAAATAAATCATACATAATACATTTTACATGTACAATGTATCATTTTAGCGATTCAATGTATCGACACATTAGGTTGGATAAAATGATCATGTATTATAAAAAATACTTTCGCGAGCCACGTGGATTATCAACTGATTTAGATATTCTGGAAAAATCTAAAAAAAATATTATGCAATTAGTAGATGATGTGGATTTTAACAACAAATACGATTCATTACTACGTGAATATGATACACTAATACAAAAATATAACATTCGTGAAAATATGGAACACATACATAACCTATTTAAAGCATATCATGATTATGATATTGATATGTTTCATGATGTTTATGAACAACTGGATAATGCAAATATTTACGGCATTACTAGGTTAGATGAGATGGTGTGAATATTAAAAAAATACAAATCATCCGCAACATTTCCGGAATACCATGATAAATACATGAATAAGATTTTGCATATTAACAAAAAATTACATGAATTGCTAGATAAAAAGGATCGTATAAATGCAAATATATCAATCCTATCCATTGATTTACTGGGCAATATTACCGCATTATATAATGTTATTAAATGGGCGTATTTAAATAGTTGGCATGGGTATTATAATTATATTTTATTAAAGGATGAAAAATATGAATTAAATTTTAATTTTTATTGTTGTTTTTTTAACAACAATTATGATGAATATGGATTTACAGATGATAGTATAATTGAAATTTTTAGAATAACTTCAAAATTGTATAATTTATGTGAGGCATTTTTTCATTCATTTGCAATGATTATATTATGCTTGAACATACGCGATTGCAGAGATCGCATCATATACTTGTCGCGAGAATATTTTGCATTTAAAAAAGAAATGGATAATAAAATCGTATGTGGGTTTATGGAACATTATAAAAAATATGGCAGTGTGCGACGAAAAGGAAAACAGATAGCTAAGCGTGAAAAACATATCATCCATATTGATAGTTTTGATTTTGATAAATTTAAATTAAATAAAGGTAGACTAACTATAAATAATAAACCACATGGCAACGAAGTTAGCGTTGCATTTAGATCGAACAATGACGATGAAATATCAAAAATAATAAATCACATTGAGCAAAATGATAATTTTAATTGTTTATATATTATGAACAGTCATGATGTGTATCAAATGTATGGCGGTAATCATAATTTCGTATTCGTAATTATATATGTACCATTCCAACTAATATTTGCATTACATCATACCGAGCATAACAATTATGTTACAGATTGTAATATGGTACATATTGCTATAAGTGTAGATAATGACATAAATATTTTCTACAATTCAGATAATTATTCACACGATGTGTTAAATAAATATAATAATCGCCAACTAATACAACAATTGCCAATATCTGGCGAATTTATTTTTAACCAATGGAGATTTAACTTAATTTCACAAAGATTTATAGAATTCAAAGCTGGTGAGTTAATATCATATGATAATGATTGTTGCCACATTAATGTATGCAAACTATATAAAGTCGATAAATTTACACATGATATATACGTAGATATTTGTGAAAAAATATTATATTATGTCATTCATAAATGCGAAAATATTATCAAGTTCAAGCACATTGTACATATAGAACAAAATATTGGATCATGTATGATTTCATTTATGCGCGAAAACTCATACTATAATCCCGAAGTTAATTTGATTGAAAATGTACATGTTCGATTAAATCACGATGTATCGCATTTATCAAAAAATATACCATCGCTCAAGAAAAATGCATATATGGAAAATATGAATATCAATAAATTAGAATATATTAAAAAAGAATATATATTATTTGACACTATATTTGATTTGGTCGATAGTGATACTGATTGTTATGGAGTATATGTGAGATTAGATATGAAAAATAATGAATGTACATTCATGTTACATAATGTGATTGATTATGATGTAATAAAAATCATACTTGATGGATTATTAATAAAAAGTAACATTGTGAAATATATATCAAGCAATAATTATACAATTATTAATAAAATTGTGAGCGATCGCTTATTTAACGCAATTGTCGATAAAAATTTATTAGCATCCAAAGACAATATATTATGTTATTTTACGTTCAGTGGAAATCCATATGAACAAATAGCTGAAGAATTAATTAATAAATATGTCATGGGTTCTCAATATATTAAGTTCAAAATGATTAATATTATGGATGATATCAACCAAATATGTTGAGCTGTTTACCCCAATACATCGATAGCATACCAAATGTTATCAATAGGCAAATTCGCACTTTGAAAAATGTTATGATACAATTTGCTCAGTATGATTGTGCGAATAAGCGATAACTTTAATAATTATGTAATATTGCTATTAAACATAACAACATCACATTACATTAACGAATACTATTTAAAAATTGATTAGTTAATGATATACCAACCTACATATATTAGCATCAATACATGTTGATTAATAATAAAGATGTCATTATCAATATTCGATGATTGTACAGATAAAGAACGTACCAGTTTATATCGTAAATTAATGTTAATTTGCCATCCTGATAAAAATGGTGATAAGGAAACAGCAACATTTTTAACAAAATGTATAACATCAGAATATCAAATATATAATTGCGACGATGGTAGTGAAACAAATGGTCGCGTATGCAAAGAATGTGAAAAAAAAGAATTATTTATTGAAAAACTGTCGGGCGAATATGAAAAAGGTATACTAATATATAATGAACTTGTTGATGAATATAACAGAATTGTTCAGAAATATGACAAAGGTCGAATAATATATAACGAGCTTGTTGATGAGTATAACGACACTGTTCAGAAATATGAAAGAGGTAAACAAATATATGGCGAGCTTGTTGATGCATATAATGACGTAGTCCATAAAATGAGTAACCGTCGATCATCATATTTACATAATGGGGTCGCCTATCAATATCGATATAATAACCGTACATGGAGATATAAATCATATGGTTTCCGTGGATTTTAATATTATTTATTTCAATGCACATTAAAATAAATAATATTAAAATAAATAATATTAACATTTCAACACTACTACAAATATCATGTGGGATTAATTAGATGTACATCTGGGCTGTTTTTAATAAACGTGTTCATATTATCAGTATATCCATCATACGTATTGCTAATATTATTTTCCATAATGTTACAATACGTATCTATTATTTGCACAAAATCGTCATGCAACGTATCTATTTTATTTATAGCATCTATTTCGGAGCTATGTAAATCGTATCCGTAATTACCATTCTGTCCGTAAAAACAATATTTTGCATTATCTCTCAATGCATTTAATATGTATGAATTCCATATGTTATAACTGCTATAATATTTTTCAGTATTTGATGAAAATAAGTCGCATAGATCGGCATGTATGTATTGCTTATAGTTACCAATGTTATAGTGTGCACGTAGTCTTTCCGTATCGCATGTACTTTGAGATTTGTCAATCATTTCTAACAACGCTGAAAGGAGTTGCATATTATATTATTGCAACATCATTTTATAGAAATTCAAAATTAAAACGCGGTTGTATTTTACATCCATAGTGTTTACATTTTTAACAAGCCATTTCATAAAATTGAATTGTTAAATAACTAATAGCATCATTGTACATATTTTATATCACACCATTAATAATTACTATCAACCATGTCATCATACAGATGCGACACACATGTTATTGAACATGAATTTAACAGATTAACATTTGAACATAGAACATGTGATATATGTTCGCATCCCGCGAAATGGGAAATGTTGAAACGAGGTCAACATATTACATTAAATAAATGTACGCTATTAGATTTGGATTTTTTAAATGTAGATGATAAGTTTACGATATGTATAAAATTAATCTATGATACACGTATATTATATTTCCGCATAGATGTGCCACATAAAACGATTGTCAATATTAATGATGACTTCAGTGATATATGCGATATTAACAATATAACTGACGTATTAAAATCATTCCCCTATTTAATATTAGGAAAATGTACAAAATGTGGCGATATACCAACTAAATTGCCGCACATGTTAATACATAATATATATGAATACGACAACACATTATTTTATGTGTGTCAAAATAATCATGTTACGTGTATGAGCGCACTCAATATTTCATGCTATGTAAATACGTTTGCTAAAAATGATGCTCGGATTGAATCCGATGTATTATATATTGGAAATGTATTGAAATATAATTTAAATTGTCGCCCGGATTCACATATGCATGATGATGAATATTACGCGAAATGTCGAAAATGCAATAATCATACAAATTTAAAAATACGTGGTACCAATGATAATTTAGATATCGGGGTATTACGAACCATTAAATTTAATGATAATGATGGATTAACAATGTATAGATGTTCGCATTGTAACACATATACAGAATTATGCGGTAATGATACAATTAATAAGCAACAATGTATAAACTCAGTGTAATAACATAATTTATTTACCATACCATTTATCGTAAATAAATCAACACCTATCCATACACTTATTAACCATCTCAATACGACCCGTAACGCATTCCGTTTCAAGAATCTCACCATGCAAGTTATCAATGATGTATCCGGTGCATCACTATCTACGCGAAATACATTTTTCAGAAATTCGAAATTATTCTTCATACCATTTGTATGTGTACATTGTCATCAATATATGATCGCATATAAATTTGTCGATTATTATAGATGCTGTTGAGGTTGTTGATGTGGTGGCGGTGGTGGCGGTGGTTGTTCATATCGCGATAGTTGCGGTGCTTTATGTGGATATGGCGGTGGCGGTGGTTGTTCATATCGCGATAGTTGCGGAGGTGGCGGATGTAGTGGTGGTTGTGGAGGTGGTGGTACCGGTAAAGGCGGTGGTGGTTGTGCATGTAATTTTCCATATGTCGCCTCAGAATGAATAAGATTATCGCCATTGAATATTATTTTATCGCTTGGTATGTATTCGGTTTCTATTGGTTGTATATGTGGATATAATAAAAAATACGATTGTCTATCTAACATTGTCATTACTTTTCCTGTGCACATTTGTTGCAAGTCATCAAAACACTGATTAATACAATGTGTGAAATGTTCATTCGAAAGCGATTGCATATAGTCAGTTTTACCATCTATAGTGAATATGTTATTCATGTGTGAATATAAAACACTCAACATATTTTTTTCACGTTTTTCAAAATATGGGCGACTGTGTGCAGTGTGAACATGTACGAGTTGATGTTGTTCATCAATATCCCAGCATAACATATTAACTTGATCTTTGACACTAGCATATTGTTTTTCTATGGTACCATCTTTCGGATATTTTTCGATCATTATTTTAGATATTATTGGTACTGAATCTGTTGGCTCAATTCGCTTTTCAATTCTGTTGAAACCATTAATTATATGAGATGATATACCAAACATATCACATATATGATCAAATTTAAATAACAAATTATGTGTTCTTATGTATTGAATATCAAAGCCATTAACTATTATTAATGGCGAGTACAAAAATCCGGTTGTTTGTATATAGGGATTCAAACAATTGTGGTTATATTCCTTATGATTTATATTGGCTGGTGTATTCGGATAAAAATCTACATTATCATGTTTTACCGCAAATTCCCAATCTCCAATTATCGATATTACACACCCATACATATTTACATCACATAATACATTTTCCATTTTTAAATCACCATGCGTGATATTACATGTTATCAATATATGGTGCATTATTGAATGAATATTGCACAATAAATTGTGACGCATATCGACACTATATCGTAAATAGGATATGAGTGTAAATAGTGTTATATTGTGCCTGCTCATTGCAAAATATAATTCAGGACAATTTGACGCAATGGGGCGCAATATATGCATGCGTAAATATACACTATCCGAATGATGTGTTATACATTCATATACCTCTTTCAATATTGCATATTCTCGGTTACAATTTGTTTGTTTATGAACTTTTTTTACAACACATCCTTTACCATTTATAATGATACTGGCTCCAGTATGTCCTAATATCTCTTCGGGAAGAGGTACAACGCAGAATTTTGATTCATCGTTCGCATCCATGTATCGATATGTATCGGTACCGCCACGCATATTCTTTTTTGCCAAACTATATTTTTGTTTATATTTAATGTATTTTTTATAATATGCGCTAGTGTTCATTATAGGACTATTTAGTAAATATTGTGTTATATAATATGCAGACATTAATACATTGATACATATTTAATCATATAACTGCGAATTGTTGTAGGTTGTTTGTGGGGTGTTACCGCTAATAATTACGTTGTAGTAAGTAGGTTTAATTTCCGGATAATCATTAAATATCTGTTTAATGTGTTTGTCGTATGGGTACATTTCTTTATGTACGGTGCCGTTGATTGTTATTAATTAGTACATACACAAAATTACACCAATGAATATTTATTCGAATTCATTAATAATAAATTTGAATAAATATTTATTTAATGATGTGATAGCGCAGTCGCATTATTATGGAGGCTGTTGTGGTTGCGGTTGTGGTGGTGGTGGTGGTGGTGGAATTCGCGGTAATTGCTGAGGTCGCATAGGTTGTCGAGGTGGTATTGGTACAATCCAATCATCATTGTACTCATTAAATATAATGTTAATACCAAGTTCATTCATTTTTACTTTGTATTTATTAACGGCGTCTGCTAAATCATCAAAATCCCATCTAATATATGCAGTTAATATTGCATGGCATAGTGGGTACGTACTTTCTTTCTCATCAAAAATAAATCCGACATCACCATGTTCATCTACTGCGTGCCTAGCCGGCATTTGCCATGGATTATCAGATTGTAAAAATTCACGCAATTCTTCAGCAATTGCTCGTACATCATAATTAGTTAGATCGATTGTATAGATACCTTCAAGTGATATTATGAAAGAATAATTATACTTACCCATACATTTACCAAATATCGCATAATATATATCTGACATGCTTGGTGGTGAAAAGAATACATTTTCGACAGGTTTAGCAACCACGCGAGATATATGCACATGCCATGGAGCAAAACACTCATTTTTTTCTATGGGTGTTAAATTACTAGGCACATACCCATTGTACTGAAATTGCATATCCTGCGTTATAATACCATATACTGAATCCCGACGCTCTATCATATCATCAATAATGTATTGGTATTGTCTGGTCAATATCTTAATTGCATCGTCATGTGTTCCAGCACCGCCTGACATTGTTTTTTTCAATATATTATATTTTTGCTTGTATTTTTTTATATTTGATATTGTACGCTTCCATTATGGGACTGTCACGTAAATTGTTATATATCAAATATACAGACATTTTAATAAACATAATTACAACAAAATATAATTACATCATGTACGTTACTATCAAAGTTCTCCCATAATATTTTTTTTAAATTTATATTTGTTTATTTTATGTTGATAATGGCATAATTTTTTATCATATACGCTATTTTGTATCCCGCCATATTGAACCACGTCTGCATCACATATCCCGTAGTCGGACAATGACAATATATCGCGCAACATACCAATTCCATCAATTAATTCGATGGGTATTATCCAATTAACATTTAATATCGGATCTATATAGGATCCACGAACATCATCTTGTATTATCCAATGAGCATCTTCATTTAATTCGGGAAGGGATTCTCTTTTAATTGCTTTTCTATATGTAATAAAAAATTGGGACAAATAAGAGTCAATCCCATATGTACGTATCATGTCATCACTATTTAATCCGGGAATGCTACTTAGTCTATCTAAAAATAATTGACGAATAGGTGCGTTCTCGTTTTTAACAATATCTACCCAAGTTGAGTTGGGTTTCAAAAGGTCTATTAATTTGACTAAGCCTTGTCTGCTGAGTAAAGTTCTATTTAATGCAAAATCCCCCATTTTGATCAATATATGTTCGACTGCTTGACTATCGATATGTATTCCAATATATTTTGGTTTGTATTCTTCACCATTAATGGCGACTGAATATGTACTTGCATATATAAAAAATATTCCCACTAAAATCTGTGCATATTTATGACCACGATGGCCTTCTTCTGTTATAACATGAAACCCTAAATATAATTCATTCTTAAAAATTTGATAATATGTTAATAATTGAGCTAATACTGAATCATCGGTTTTTTTTTGAATTGATATAATAGTATCCAACGTGTCTTTTGGATATATGTAACTCACCATTTCACGCACCGAATCATTGATATCAGAATGGATTGAAATTAAACTTGCTTTTATTGCAGTTCCGGGGTCTTGATTTAGCTTATAACACCTATCGATGAGCTGGTTAATTTTGTCTAATTCCATATATGCCTGTCTAGTAAATAGTTATAGGACTGTCCAGTAAATATCCGCTATATTATAATGTAACATAATACATAATCAGCATACATATTCTGAACAAATCATATAACTGCGAATAGGAAGCATCAATACTTCCTATTCGCAGTTATATGATTTGTTTAAATATACTGTTGTATATGCATTATATTGCATTGTAATACGACAAATATTTACTGGACAGTCCTATAACACATATATGTCGATGCATAAATACAATAGGACACTCCAGTAAATAATATGAATAACATTACAATACATTAACAATAATACTAAAAAGTTGAAAAGCTCATACAATACCAATAATTCAATATGATACTAATTAAATAATTGTAATTTAAAATGATGTCAAACACGCCGGTTAAACCATCCGCACCACCGACACATCAAGAGTGTAATAAATGCTATCAAGAAGCCGATATACGGACTTTAAAAAAATGTTACAATGTGAATTGCTTATCATATTTATGCAATAAATCGGATTGTCGAATTAAGTGTAATAAATGCCCTGAACGAACATGCGAAGACCACGAGATAAAATGTGTAAATTGCAAAGAGTTCGTATGCATCAATCATGGTAATATAAAATGTAGCACAGCATCATGCAATAATTACGTATGTACCAATTGTCAATATCAATCTGAATACATTAAGCAATGCAAAACGTGCATGCAAAACTATTGTCGAAATTGTTTAAATGGCAAATTTTGTAAGAAGTGCGTATGTGCAAATAGAGGGTGTAATAAAACAACATCCGAATCACATATATACTGCACCGATTGCGGTTGCAAATATTGCAATTATAATAATGTTATTATAGACGGACACGACGTTTGTAATAATTGTAAATGTACGGAACATGCATGTTTTAATCATAAGTTATCTGACATGTATTGCAAGATATGTGGCTGTCAATATTGCTCGGGTAGGAATTTAAAAAAGAGTGGTTCGAATTCATGTGATGACTGCAAGTGCATTAAGTGTGGGAAAAAACCTAAATTAGGAAACGGTGTTGAATACTGTATTGATTGTGGATGTGCATTATGTGATTATAAAAATTATGTAACAAGCACAAATGCGAAATATTGCGATAATTGCACTTGTGCTGGTGGCGATTGCGCAAATCCAATAATTAAAGGAAAAATGTTCTGTGAATCGCATTTATGTAAAATATGTAGTGATGGATACGCATTGCGTATCCAATCTAATATTACATGCTGTACCCATAATTGCATAGATAACGTGTGTGTTGGATATAAGCTAAATAGAATGCCTTGTATGTGTTATGAGTGTGTATGTAAAAAATGCGAAATGGTTGAAAAAATTCCAAATAAAAACTATTGTAATCGATGCATATGTTCTGGCTGTAATACGGATAAACGTATGTTTGGGAGTTCATATTGTGATAAATGCAAATGTCAATACAAATACTGTCAAAATAATACAAAAGATTGTAGCCAACATGCATGTCAATGCCCTAAATATAAAGCACATATACGAACTGGTGTTTGTGGGAACTTATGCAATCCTAGAAAACCGGCATGTGACGAACATATTTGTAAAAAATGTAATTCAAAAACAACATATTCAACCGATAGTTTGTATTGTGGTGACTGCGGATGTTCAATGTGCTATTTCAACAATGTTAAGTTGGACAAATTACATAAATGTTTGAATTGTAGCAAAAAACGATGTATTAAATGTAATAGTGATACTATGCCCAATATTGGGAATCAGCGATATTGTTATAATTGTGGATGCCAAAAATGCCTGTCAAACGAACAAGTTGGTGACAAACGTTGTCGTGATTGTATGTGTGTATTATGTGGTAAATTTGGTCAAATGACTCAATCAATATATTGCCATACATGTGGATGCCATACATGCGATAAAAAGAAAACCGATTGTAAATTACATAATTGCGATATATGTGGGAAAAATAATAGATGTAATGAGTATTGTTGTAGGTGCCATAAATGCAACGAACCAAAAACAAATAAGGGTGTATCATATTGTGATAAATGCAAATGCCAATATCCTAATTGTAACGCACTCGCGACATCAAATGGATATTGTTGCAAAAATCATTACGAGCCATATACATGTTCTCACTGCAACTACACAAATAAGTTAATTGATAAAAAAACATTCTGCGATGAATGTGCATGTTCAAGTTGTAAAGATAAAGTAAGAAAACCAGATTGCAAGTACTGCGACAATTGCGCATGCTCAATATGTGGGTTATATTGCACAAATCCATATTGCGATGGGTGTAAATGTGTTATATGTGGTAATAACCCGCGAATTAATACATTAGTTACAATTTGTAGTAACTGTGCGAATTGCAACTAAATTAATAATTGTGCACTTTGTTATTATATATAACAAAGTGGGCAATAACCTCAATAACTCTATATTTTAATGTGCCCCACCAATAAAATACAACATACAATAATTAATATATAAATGTATAACGGTTATACATTTATATAAACATGTCGAAATTAATTAACTACGTTTCTTCTTGGTTCTATACAACGGAACCAATAAACAATACCAGCGTTATCGAAGATATAAACACACCTATACAATTCAAAAAGTATGTTATTAACGACAATATAAATACACAGCCGAACAATGTGCTACAATTCAACGGTACAGAGTTTACACATATTGTTGATGGTGATAATGTAATATGGTTTATTGGCAATGAAGTTACTAAATGTTTAGGATATAAAAAGAATTGTGCTAGTGTATTTGACAGGATTAAAATAGATAACCGATACACATGTAAATATAAAAATTTCAACCACCCCCAATTGAGGTGGTTGAAAAAAGGTAAGAAGACGAACAATTTAAAGAACGTGTTATGCATAAATGAATTTGGACTTTATCAATTACTGTCCAAATCAGAATTAAAAAATCCAATTGTTACTGAATTTCAACAATGGCTATATGAAGACGCACTACCATCCATACGTAAAATAGATCCAACTGCAATAAATAATATTGAACCGATAAATGACAACATAAATACGCAACTATCAAATGATGTATTAAATTTACAGCACAATAGTATGTTTGATGGTAAATCATTAACTGCAATAAATGTGAATGGTAATTATTGGTTCAAAGGCAAAGATATTGCATTAATGTTAGAGTACAAGGATACTAAATCAGCGATTGAAGATCATGTTGAAACGGATGATAAAAAAAAATACAGTAACTTTTTCCGGGGCGGTAAAACACCGCCCCGGAAAAAAGAACAACAACATACAATATACGTTAACGAGAGTGGTTTATATTCATTGATATTGTCGAGTAAAAAACCAATCGCGAAACAATTTAAACATTGGATTACCTCAGATGTATTGCCTCAGTTACGCGAAACAGGTAACTACATATCAAATACAGACACACTTAACGAAACCATTAATAGTAAACCTAAACAAAAACAATTACAACACTTTAAGAATCATTCGACCAATGTTATGGACGCGATAAAGGGCATTGATATACAAAACATATACCAAAATAAAACGGACATTAAAACAGCACAAGAGCTATTTAACAATCATTCGTTTAGACTCAATAACGACGATAAACACAATCATTTATTGTACTTTTATTTAACATCGTATAATTACCATATTGGCGATAAAGTATGTTTAACGTGTAAAATAGGCTATACGAGTGGCAGTAAATTAGACAGTCGTACGGAAGGCTTAATAAACGAATACAATTGTAAGTTTTTTCTCATTGATTATAAGGTAATTGATAACATACAGTGTGAACAACGCTTTCATGATTACTTGAAAGAAAAGTATGCTGAATTAACAATTGATGATATTGATAAAAAAGAATTGTATGTATTTACAGCGGAACTGTTAAACGAGTTTTATAAGTTCCCTAACTTTGTGTGCAGTAGTCATTTGGAATTAGAAAAAGAAAAGACCAAACAACTAGAGTTACAGCTCCGTATGAAAGAGATAGAGTTACAGATGATGCAGTTAAAAAAGAATAATCGAGATACTTCAACGACCGATACATGCATATACAAACAGTATTTAGATGAGCGTACAGAATGGTCAAATGCAAATATACATATGCGTACATTATATTCAGATTTTGTAACATGGCTTACTGATAATAAACTGGGTCATAAAATACATAACAACGATGAATTTACAAATGGCATAAGAAAACATGTTGATGTTGCAATTTGTATGTATGTTAAAGGATCGCACCAAACAACTGGTGTTTTAAATTTGCAATTAAAAAATATTAAATATGGTAATAAAAATATGTATAAAAATATGTATAAAAATTGATAATTGCATAACATATGTACAATTGTAATATTACCAATATACGCTAAATTAGTATGGATTCCGAAATATTTGATCAATTAATTGCATTATACGACATAACATGTCCATCATTTACACGATTACTCGATCCACATACAACTAATGAACAATCTCACGTGGTAACATTCGATCATAATAATTATCGTAACTTCGGGCATGTATGTAACGTATTTGGTAATAACGTAATACAAATATTTAAGCGTGATGAGAATATATTAATAAAAAGTGATAATGTCGATAATGAATGTGTCATAAATACATATTTAAAAGTCGTTGATGTATTTGTAACAATTATGTACAATACGATGGTACGCCGAATTATCGGAGATATCGAATATAATATCGATGAACAAGTTATTGCTGATATACACAGCTCAATATATGATTACATTTCAAAACGCAATATGCATTGTGATACATTAATAAACATCGTTAAAAAAACGATTGTAAAAAATGTATTGACATTTTATGATTTGGATAATGGAATATTAAAGAACATTTACAATAATACACATTGTTATAATAAAATACCATGGAATGGACCCGTAATTATTAATGGATATATACGTAATGCTCGCAATCTAATTATTAGTTCTCGAACAAATTCGGGAGACCATCAAAAAAATGCAATAAATATAATGTTCAGAATATGGTTTGGTATTAAAATAGATGAATTTATATATCAACATAGCATATGTCATTTTTTTGAAAATATATATGATCGATGCCGGTATAGTAATACTATCTCACCAACACGTGATCGAGTAAAAATACACATACGAAACATGGACATATCCACGATGTATAACAATCTAAACACGCATTCATACAAATATGCAAATATATGGTCAAATAATACGGTCAAATCAATTATTGATAATCACGATAAGTATCTAGAAAACGAACAATTTCTTAAAACATATATTGCAAAATCCGCAAGTATTTATAATCTTGCATACAAATGTATATTATGGCCATTATTACTAATTGCGGTATGGACATTTATTACCATATTTATTAACAAATATATATCTAAATCAACAAGTGGACATTTGTACACAAATAACTACACAACCGCCACTAATATTAGTAATTCATATTATACAAACAATTCAATAACTGACAATGATATTTATATATGTAATCCAGAAGGATTGTTTGTAACAACATTATTTTATAATGCGTTATTAATAATAATTACAATAAAAACATATGTGACCCATCGACACATGTCATCGAATATTACAGAAGATTATGAAACATACAATGCTAAAAAATTAATAAAACATATTATATCGATTATGGCATTAACATCGACAACTGCACTGAATATATGTAGGCAACATTATTTAGATAATGTATATCGAACATGTAATTATACAGATATACATATATCAAATGCATGTATATTAACATATTCCATATTTTTCATTGCATATTTCATCAATGATAGATATTTATCAATATACGCGACATATATAAAATATGGACTCAATTGTTGCAATTGCTGGTTGCGATGTACATGTCGCGCACAATTAATCAATAGCTAATCATATATTAATATTATTAAAAATAATAATATTAACATTAATATGTTTATACAATGCATTTTACAATGCATTTAACAAATCAATTACCTGTTTTAATTCGATTTCCAATTGGGCTTTATTTTGTGTCAATGTATCATATGTTTTTTTATCATCTATTATATTTAACAAGTTGCCGTTATACTTGTCTTCCAGCATATCTAAATGTTTTTGGTAACTTGGTATTTCCGACGGCTTTATATTAATTAAATCGGCGCGTATTTCAGATATCGTTTGTTGAATTGTATCATTTTCATATGCAACTTTATTGATTGTTGTAATATCGATTTTCTCTAAATCATTGTTTATGGTTAATATGCGCGATTGAATATTCGTTTTCATGGTTTCGTATTTATTGCGCGTATTATCCTTCAATTCATTAAATGTTAAATGTTCTTGTTTATCTATGCGTGTTTCAAGCATTTTTATGATGTCTTCTAATTCTTTAAATTTAGATTTGTACATATTTAATTCTTCTTCCAATCTATTTTGGCATTCGTTACATATACCAGTTATTATAATAATATAATTGTAATGTTGTTCATATTTATGCCTAAAATATATGTCGAATATGTGATCATTGTAAATGCATAATTCACTAACATATCGATTTATGTTTAATAATTCATTTTGTATGGAACGATTTGCATACGTCGGTATCGATGTAGGTAATTGAATACAGTCTATGTGAATGTCAATTAAACCGCTCCACATTAAAGTGTGTTTACAAAACTCAATTAATTCATATTTAATTTTATGATTAAGTATATTATGTGTAATAGTTTGTTTGTTAATTAGCTGTGAGTAACCACTACTAGTTCTTGGAAACGGGTCATAATAGATTGGTAATTTAGTGATATCATGTTTTATAAAAATATTATGTATTTTGTTATACATGTCCATAATATTATCTTTTTTTGCGCATATATTCATTTCGTAAACATATTCACCTTTCTCGAATGCATAAATCATGTTGAATATCGATATGTATATATGTTTTTATGGTTATTTTTTTAATTGGATTTTATAAAATTAAATTATACCCACCAACAATAAAAGACAACGATTTATTTAACAATATGTCGATATTGTATATAATATATTAAACAATGCGCAATAATTACAAACACAAATATAATAAGTATAAATACAAATACAACAAATTAATTCAATCAGGGGGGGGATTGCCGTTTCTGAATTAAAAATAAATGAAAACATCGAATATATCAATCGAAGATACATTAGAACGCGTGAGAAATATCGAGATATTGATTACATACAAATTGTTGATATTGATTATAATAAACGGTATTTAATTAAATGTGACACGTATCACATATATTGCATATATAATCAAGTATCCCGAGAATTATATGTATTTGATAATCAAGGCGATATATGTGAACCTGCACAAATAACTTATTTATTTGAAATATGTAAACAATATCCAAATACAAATTATGAGTTGCTACAAATTAAATTAAAGGCGCATTCAATAATATTTATGTACTCATATAATGAAAAAGGTTGTTATAATGTCGATTTAACAAAAGTAAATGAGCAATTATGTATAATTAACCAAAAACTACATGAAAAATGTAGTAATTTACACATATCGTGTAATAACTATTATAATATGACCGGAACAATATCAATATTCAATATAGCGGACGGACTTGTATTATGCTTATACAAAGATGATGAGTGTATATCAAGTATTTCGATTGAGTACATGTATAAAGATACGGTTGAAATGTCATCAAAAACATCAATGGCACATACTGGGAAAAAATATAATAAATTTTTACGAACCGTCTTATTTACAATATGTCCATACATTACATGCAATGAAGTTTGTATAAATAAGATAGTTTCTGACGCAATTAATCCCATTACAGCATGGTCATTGATAGGGTACTATGATACGACATATATAAGTGACCCATCAGATGTCTATAGTGAATTTAAAAAGGAGAATAGTGATCTGGATGTAAAACAGTTAATATTTAAAGCATATGCTAATGGCGTTACTTTTGAAATAACAATTGAACTAACCGCTGATAACATTGCGAAATCCAACGCATTATTGAATAAACTATTATTAGATGCCCCGAATAGTTTAATTTGTTAACGTTGTAACAGTCATTAATAATATCCATGAGTTGGCATAACAACGGTATCCAATATACGTAGCTCGCAATATGAACTCATGTAAAAATATGTCACGGACGTCCATGGTACAATAATACAACGCAATATTACCGACGATATTATACATTCGGCAAAATCCAAGGTAACTGACCTTTTGCATAGTGAAGAAATAAATAGACTTTGTATAATTAACAGTGCGTTGGATGATTTTCAAGTCATCGAGAACGAATGGACTACGTGTAACGCGGTGAAAATAACACCTACAATAAATATCATTAATCAACGTCAATGTGAATATAATGATAAAGGCGTTCTTGTATCAGAAACTCAGCGACAAGAAATCAATATTAAAATGAATGCAATGCACTGAAATCAATCGCATCATTGTGTTATACATGATGGTATATGGTAATTAGAAACGCGTTTATTAATTCATTTACATATCATATAAATAAATTAATGAATAATATACAAAAGCGATTTGTACTGTTTATTTTCGGATGCATTGTATCAAGAATATTAATGACATATGCAACATATAAATTGGACGATAATTTATTAATATATGTTGGTATAATTGCTATCATACTATCGATATCGTTCATGTCAATATATTTACTTGATTTGCGAAAAACTGGTGCGGAAGTATTTGGCGATAAAATATGGTGGAATCATTTACGGCCAATTCATAGTTTAACATTTGCGATATGTACGGTGTTAGCGTTCAATAAAAGTAAATATACGTATGTTCCTATTTTAATAGATACATTAATAGGATTAATTGCGTTTCTCAATTACCATATTATGAAAAATTGAAAATATTAGGTAATACTGATAAATAATGCACTGACATACAATTAACATATCATTAACATAGAATAAAAATGAAGCTACTTAAAGAACTGCTAATAACCATACTAACACAACTTGAATTTACACACAATCCCAACAACCCCATCGACACATACCCAATTAAATCAAATTACATACACATGACGTCAACCGAACAAATAAAAGAAGCATTTATATTACTTGAACACAATGCATATATCGACCAGCAATTAATAATACTATGTGACACCATAAACACGCCTAATTACAAAAGATATGTAACAAATTTCGAAATACATACACAACCAGAAATAGCGCAGTTATATGACCCGTATATTATAAAAGCATTGTCAGTACTGAAAATAATAAACGATAATTACCATGTGTTACCATTTCCTAACAATACATGTAAGGGAACTCACTATCACAAAGGATTTTATAATTTAATGTTCAATAATGTTACATTTATTGACAAATACCAATTGCACACATTTATCAAATACTACAATGCATTAAACATTATAAATGAAGAAAAATCAATGTGTGTTGATTAATATATAAATGCATACCCGTTATACATTTATATAAAAATATCGAAATTAATTAACTACGTTTTTTATTGGTTTTCAACAACGGAACCGATATAAATAGTTATTATGATGCGATTAATGATTATGGTTCATTAAAATAATATTATGTCATTAATTTTAATATAATGTGCTACGCGGTTATCACGAAAAATCGAATCGCTAAATAACTAATATCAATATTACACATATATAATAATGGCGGCTGTAGTTGAAACAGAATTATTTAATTGTACAGTTGAATTACATAAAATTAATAAACAGAACAGTCATACATATTATGATTATTTACAAGATAGAGCGAAAGCCGTAGAGGAAATACTACGCAATGGTACATGTGGTGAATATTGTAAACAAATATTTAGTGAAGAACAATATATGAATGGTGGTGGTGGTGATGGCGATACACGTTTCGGAACTACTTTTGAAATTTTTATCAGCCGAAAAAGGGAATATATTAACGGTCTTATTGAGCCACTTGATTTAATGCTTACAGTGCTTAACTCATGTAATGATGATACGATTTATTTAATGTTTATTAAAGATAGTGATGATCGTGTTATTTTAACTTTAATGATATGTATTATAGAAGGTGCATTTCAAATGAATTATGGTATAAATAAAGATATCGTACAGATGTATCGTGAAACTATGCAGCAGTGTCAAAAGGTAGATTGGACAATTATAGCACATAGTATAGCGTGTCATATCATTAATACTAAAACATCTCATGATGTTAGACGGTTAGTTATACCTCCGAACGATTATATGGTGAATATATTAGCAACCAAATTACCTGAATATAGAATTCCATATAATTCAATTATTAGTTCGACTTTACCCTTTGCACCAGATATACCAAATCCACTTATTCTTGCATTTGGTATACATGCCTCCGAGAGTGCTTATGAAAGACACAGTTTAGGTTGTGCTGAATTCAGACAGGTGCCCGTTTACATATCAATTGGAATAAAAGACATTAAAGATGTATTTGCACGTAGTGTGATTATTGACAATATTGTTATGATTGAAAATGCACCCAGTATATCTGTACAAACTGGTGGTAATATACGCTCAACGTATTATAAAAAAAAATATCAAAAATATAAAGCAAAATATATTTTGAGTACGAAATATGCACTTTCCAAATAATTTACAAATAACAAATGCATATTAATGATTGGCATACACGCTTAAAAAAGTATATTAAAATATACTTTTTATTATTGACGTAAAGCGATCGCTAATATTATCGTTTATTATCGTTTATTATAGGACATTCATATAGACAATAGGCATATAGTTTAGTCTGATTTGAGCCATTTAAATTGAAATGGTTTTTAAATTTTTATATTGTTCAATAATATAAAAATCATGGCATCGCGTGAAAACCATACAGCATTACTGCGACGGATAGATGAGAATGTAGATCGCAATTTACAATACAGGGCTATACAATACCGTGAACAATATTGCGATATGGATATTGAACATATATTGTCGATCGAAAGTATACGTACACTAAAAATAGGCGATGATCAACGCAAGGAAGTTTTTGACGGACCATTGCTACAATATTGTACAAATTGTATAATGAGAAGTTATAATATATCTCCATATGCGCGTGATATATGGGTATGTAAACAAATATTAATTGGAGACGAAGTATTTGTAGATGCTGGTGAAGTAGTTCCAGTATATGTTTCTGAGCGCGTGGGATTATCTACGGCATATGAACAAACAATGCGAACTTTACGTGAATCTATCCCAACACTTGAAATGATTATTCGCGAAAGACATGTACCCGGCGATAACTTACAACATGTCGCCGATGAATTACAAGATGCTAGACAACAATTACAACGATTAGTACAATTACAATCCGCACCACGTACCCGCGAAGTACTAAACCCTACACGAATTGAAAAACTGCAAACATTATGTAGAACGTATTCCCACGAATATACCAATGAGCGAGCATTGGTATTTCAATTTAATGATATGGTGCATTGGTCTTTAATAATATTAATTAACGAATGCGTGGAATATGACATGGCGCGTGGGATATTTCCAGAACAACACATATTATATATGGATTCGAACAGAGATGGATTAAGCGAAAATACTGTAAAAGAAAAAATAATAGGAATGTGCAACATATTACGTATCGACATTACAAATACACCAGTCATCCGAATCAATACTCCAACGCAAGGACACGCTATTGATTCGCATTCATGTGGTGCATATAACTTAATGTTTCTAAAATGCTTTCTTTCGGTATATAACAAAAATCCATATGCACATCACTCAGAATTAGAACGAAGTATAGCACAAAATGTATCGATTGAACAAATGCTACAATTTAGATTAGATTGTAGCAATGATCTATTGAAACTACAACAGACCGGCTATAGACGTAGACCTAGTACAATCCGGCACGGTGGTGGGCATTATAACAAATATATTAAATACAAGCAAAAATATATGGATTCCGTGAAATAATTGCGACAGTCGACACGATACTGTATTTAATAATATACATGATGCATGTATTCAAGTAATACTACCGATACAAACAACCGAATACAATTGTAAGTTTTTCTTAATCGATTACAAATAACGCAATTAAAAAATAAAATATATTAATAATATTATATAACAAACTATTACATAAATGGCCGCGAATATTACAGAGCGTAACAATTTTCCATATTATTATAAAATGTTATATAAGCTAGCGTACAATAAAAAAATGTATAAAGATAACGCATTGAAAATGATTTATGTAGGAAATCGTATATATCCGTTCAATGATATACTATTTACATGCAATATATGTAAAAATGAATTAATTGGAATGCATTTTACAGGTCGGGCATCTAGTTTACGACAAGGAGATCAAGGATATGACGATGCACCTATTTTCAAATGTTGTATTAATTGCATAAATAATGACACAATTAATGATAATTACTTGTATCCACAAAATAGATATCCTCATATGAGTCGTACTGACAGAGCCACAGTTGCCGACAATAAGTTTATATTTGGAAAATATGGCATACCCGAAATTCCATTTATGAGCGGATACTCATTCGATCGATGTTTAGTTTGTAATAGAATAGATATACAGAATAAGAGTGATAATGTATTTACACAGTGTAAATATTATAATCCGATCATCGATAAAGGATTATGTGCTATATGTGCACATAGACCAGATGATGATATCCAACGAATTCTTGGCATAAATGGTTTTTTAAAATTAAAATATAATTCCGATTTTTATGAATGCTTGAAAAATACACACAATGCGTTATTCCCAGATTTCGAAGGCACGCCAATTCAGGATGGTGATCCGGCGGAAGTTGTGAAACAACTTAATCAAGATATACGTGTTTTTAGAAATACGGCGAATTATAACACGCTGAAATATCCATTACCATATTGTGGTGAATGTGGATTTAAGTTTCCAGAATATCCAGCCGAATTAAACAAATCAATGTACTGTCATGAGTGTAGCGCTCAAAGAATCGGAATGGGCTCATTAAAGTGGTGTCAATTGTGCTATCTGGTATTTTCACCAGATATTGGATCTTGTCCGGATTGCCATAAATTACTTCATCAACTTCAATCAGTAACATATGATAAACGTCGCGATGAATATTACGCTAAATATTTAAAATATAAACAAAAATATCACAATGTGAAATACAAGTGCTTTATTCCAACACATACTTACAAAACACTTTCAAATTATCCTTAATAAAGTCATTATCACTAATTGCACTAATGTTGCTAAATTTACATTGTATCAAATATATCATCATGTTTGTTAGCTTTGCATATGAACACATAATATTAACTAACTCATCCGTTAATATGTTATATAAATAGTAGTTTGATTTCAAATTGTATTTGTGCTTTTTTTCGTAGCTCATATTATGCCGAACATTATCGATTTCGATAATGTGAATCGTACCATTATTACATTTAACACGAATTGATTTGTTTTTAAATCGATGTTTGACAACGCCACTAAATATATCACAATCAACAACATATTCTATAACATCACCAACACACACATTATCAATACCATTACATACAGTATTATTATAACACTGTGCTTTGTGCATATACATATATATTGCTAATTGTAAATAATGTTCTTTTTCCAACTCTGTCGTGCATTTGAATTCATATATATTTCCTTTATCGTAGCAATCATATCTACCAGTAATAGCATATTGTTTAAGTTCTGGATTGTTACCGGTATCGCGTATTATACTTGCATGTTCTATACTGGCTTTATTTGATATATTTAATGTTTCTAAGCGTTCGTAGCATTCATCGAACTGTTCGCAACTTATCCAATTAAATTTTTTAATTTGATAAGATTGAAATAAATACATAGAAGTTAAGCTATTATAAATAGTTGCAATATACAGTAAATACTTTTTTTCAGTGTTGTTATTTTTAATACGCTGTAAGTTGTGTAAATGCGACGCGTGAAACTCATGCAATCTATTTTCATCAATAACGTGATGTGGTGGATTCAAGCAATAATTTAATATATTCATTTCTTGTTTTTTACATAGTTCGTAATAAGATGCTATTGATATGCCATTAATAGCGCTTACATCTTCGCACAAATCATCATATTTAATTTTGTTATTAATCTTTATTTTTTCCGAAACATTTCTAAGTCTATTTACTTTTAAGTAACCTATACAGTTATCAACAACATAATATGGCAAGTGTTTTGTTAACTCTGTAACAGATTTTTCAATAGTATTGTTAACGCGGTCGCATTGTTTTCTCTTGGACAATTTTCCATGAATTTTTACATAATTACTTAAATTATCAATGTTTATAAACTGTAAATAATTATTTTGATAATGATGTATTAAAATTAATTTTTCTTTGGCTCGAGTAACTGCCACATACAGCTCATTTGGACATGTATTAACGTTATAATTCGGTTTATAATATTTAAAGTAACTATCATCAAATCCAAATACAATTACTAACTTGCGTTCCATGCCTTTGGCTTGATGAAATGTCGAAAATACTATTTTGCCTTTAATAACTTCTTCATCGAGCTTTGACTCATCGGATGATGGTACATATATGGGTACATTATCATGTTTTTGCTTTAATAAATTTTCGAGTTTTCGCGGTGCAGAGTTAGAACTTTTTAGCGACGGAGCTAATATAAATATTTCATCAGGGGTATATTTTTCTAAGTTTACTAATAATGCATGGTAAGGACGAGAATTAACAGATTCATCGAATACATTGCATATAACATAATTTGGTGGATTTTTCGATTCGTAAACAGATATTATTCGATCATGGTTAACCATACAATTGTTAACAAATGATGCTATTGCACTGGGTACTCTATAACTTGATTTTAAGTTGCATTTACACCACTTAAATTTATTTAGTTTTAATAATTTGTCGGAATATTGTATGTATCTACGATCAGCTCCATTGAACTCATATATACATTGATTTACATCCCCTAATACACATATTTTTGGAGTATTGTTGTTATCATTATCATTGTATATTTTACAAACGAGCTCGTAATATAGCATTGACATGTCTTGTAGCTCATCCAATACAATAATATCATAAGTGAACTGTTTCAAAGGGGCTGTATTACTACTAACGACGTTTCTTATGATAGTATCCGTAAAACATTTGCGGTTATAGTACTTCACACAAAATGAATGATAACTATGTACTTCCATATTATTAATATTACAATTTGTTACTTTTTCACGAGTTTCGAATTTTAGTTTTTTATTGTACGTTATTAGTAACACATTTCGATCAGAATACTGTTTTGCAATGTATAAATTCGTTGTTGTTTTACCACTACCCGCTACAGAATCAACAATAACATTGTTTCTGTTTAATTTTTTAACAACTGTATGTTGTTCTGTTGATATTATTGGAAGTTGCATTTATATATTATTACATAATGGTTATACATTTATAGGACTGTCCAGTAAATATTTGTCGTATTACAATGCAACATAATGCATATACAACAGTATATTTGAACAAGCCATATAACTGCGAATAGATGCGGATTTTTTCTCCATTTATTGTACAGGAGTAACCGCAACCAATAGTTGTTATATATTTACCATACACAAGCACATATCAATCCATATCACTCGCGGTATCATACTGAAATGCGTTTTCGGAACGCCAGTATTTGGGCGAGACAATGCACTGATATATTGTATTTGGTATGTATGTACTTTATGATTATGCATTAATTATTACATTTGTTTATACATACTATATTTTTATTTGTTTATGTTCATATTATTTATGCAATATTATATTATATGAAATATATAAATATAAACAAATTATTTACTGGATCCTCCCTATATATTATTGTATAATGGTTATACATTTATTACTTTTTCTCAATAAATTTAAACCAACCAATATCACTTAAAAATTCTCGATATATATCTTTTTCAACCCATCCACATTGATTATCTATAAATTGAACTATTTCATTAATAATATTTGACAAATCATCGACATGTTTGGTAATCCATTTTTTTAGTTTATTGATACTATATGGTATTAAATTATTTTCCGGTCGTACTCCATAGTTATCTCCCCACATTTGCATGGCTAGTTCTAGTATAACTAGCTTTTTTTTTTGGTTTTCAACTTCCGTTTGTTAAACGGCATAACCGTTTTAAGTATGTATTTGTTACATTTATACACCAATTTTTGATCCAATTTAGAAATTATGTCAATTATTTTCACATTCATGCGGACTGTCACGTAAATAATGCGTTTATATACATATGATATATTGTAATATTATTGCATATACATGTCAATTTTTCAATCATCATCTTGCCAAATAATACCATATGTTAGTTTTTGTATATGATTACATTATAATACTATAAAACATACTAAATAGCATTATAACATGAATAATTCATATTTCCATAAATATCGCAAATACAAACATAAATACATATTATATAAACAGCATGGTGGAGTTATAACAAATACGGAAGGTACAACATATATTAATATTAGAGATTGGGTTATGAATAAATTACGTACGTATCCTGAAAAACAACCCGATGACCACGATTTCATTAATTCATTAATTAAAGATTGTGGCAATGGAACAGTTGATACAACTCAATTATTAAACAAATTCCATGATCATTTGTACGACATAACGCATGATAAAGTAACGTTGTCAGATGTTATTGATCATGTATCTAATTACGTCGCTAACCTAGTTGCGGACGCAATCGACATATTAAAAAACTTATTTAAAGTTAATGTAAATAATGATGATTTAACAACGGAAGAACATCATGAACTCAATGAGCTTATGTGGGGCAATACATATAATTACACACCCATTTTAAATAAAATTATTGGTAGATCATTCGGCGACAAAATTAAGCGATATTATGATTTACTGACTATTGAAAAACCACCAGATTCATGCAATGTATTGTTATGCACAAATGAAAAAACGCACACAACTGGAAGTTTGTCATTTTGTGACGATCATTTATACATCCTCATATTACAAACTGTACGACATTGTAGTAGTACTCAGTCTGATTGGATGTTATGCAGATTATTATGTATGTTAACAATACGTGATAACATTATACCATCTAGTGCATTAAATATATTAAATTGGAATATCGATGGTCATTTAGGTTGCATACAGAGTAACGTAAAACAACTATTACAAAATAATTATTCGTATGATATTATAATTCGCGATAAATTAGTTCATGTGAAATCATACTATAATAATATATTCAAAGACTGTTTACACAGAAATATAGAAGTTAACAAAACAATATTATCGCAACATATACAAGATCTAATAAATAATGGACATTTGTATGATGATTTAAAATCGATATATGATAACCAGTTTGGGTCAAAGCTACAGTTCGTAAAAATGAAAAAAATGTATGGGGCAACTGTTTCATTTATTGATGGAAAAACGGTCGAATTAATAGATATTGCAAATATATGTTCGCGAGATTTTAAAATTAGATATAGTCGAGCGGATGATCGCATTGGGACTGTACGCATACCTCAAAATTCAATTGTGATAACTAAGGGATTGAGTATATCTTGTTATGTAAATGTAATGTTGTCTGATTTAGAATATGTGGACGAAACGATATATACACCCACTCAACCAGGCGATGATTTATTACAAAAGTATGTTATAAATGACCATATGTCCGAACATTTAAATATATACGCAAAAGGTAATATCGAAACAAATATGTTTGATTTTATGATGAGTGTATGTAAAGTTAATTTAGATAATAAAATACCATTTGAGAGTTTAAATATACACAAATCGCGTACAATACATATTGAGCCATTTAGTAGAAATTTGACACATGATTTAAAGTTTGATTGGAGAACATCAGCTTGGTAAAATAATAATATGTTATTACGAAAAGTACATTAAATACAAACAAAAATATATAAGTATATCGCACAATTATATATTTTTATAAATGTATAATTGTTGTTATACTACATAATCAAATTTACAAACCAATGTACAACATTTCTTTTAGTTCCGCTAAAATATTAACAAGCATTTGCCGATAATTAGCTAAATAAGCTGTTTTTCGATTTACTAATCCTCCATGGTACTCTTTAGAATTGGCCAAAATAATTTCATCAACTACTCGTTTTCCCCACATGTTATAAGGAAATCTTGTTGGGTGCATTGTTAACTGCAAATCTAAAGATGCGTCGATATAATCTATTAATAATGCAATATCTGATTGAAAATTATTATTGATGTGGTTAAATTGTCCCATACATAAAACATTTATATTGTCATCACCAACAATACTATCATACTCGACCGCCGGAATATGTTTTATAAAATCTTCTTTTTGTATATTCAAACGGTGTGGTGTTGCATTCCAATAATTAAGATTATATATAATTTTAGAAGCACATCCAGCATCACATGATTTCCCACACCCAAAATAAATATTATTACACACCATACATCTTGTTAGTTGATAATTATCATCATCTATTACGCGATCAATTATTGACATTATAATGTCGATAAAAATTTGCTTGTTAACAATTGCGTTAAACGGTGTTGTTATTAGTATTAACGTATCTTTATTTGGTATTATATTTTTTTTCACACATCGCTCAATTTGCTTAAGAGGTGAATACATATATGATTCAAAATCATTGTAAAACAAAATGACATGTTTATGTACAATATGTTCCATATAGCGTAAGTGCATGTTCAAATTATCGTAATATTTATTGTTCATATTTTGACTATTTATATTTTGATCAATTATATTATTTATTAAGTTACTATGTGTTAATATGTATTACTTTTCATTTTTCCCAACCCAACTTACCGATAAATATTAAATGACTTTAATATTTATTATATTATTATGTATGCACACCACAATGGCAATGTACAATATATGGCTGTTATTGTCGATTTCAAGCTGAGTTGATATCACAACAACATCGAAGAATTAATCAGATGGAAAAGGATATCGCATCATTAAATATGAACATACGAAATTTGTATCAAATGATTCCTTCGGCACCTCCTTTATAATATTTATTATATCATATTACATCAATACGATATAATAAATGTAATATGACGAGTAATTGCATATTATGCTGACGATACATGTATGTCTCTGTATTCTTGTTTGGTATAAACAAGATCATCGTCTTCATAAAATATTATTATGGTATCTGGCATAAATCCTGTTTTTTTTACTGAATTATGCTTTTTTAGATATTCATATATGTCTTTATTTAACATTATTATCGTTTTATGATTACACATTCTTTTTAATTCAACATAGCAACGTGAAATACATTGTTTCAACTGTTCATTTGGAACACATGATACTGTATATGTCCGATGATCAATCGTAAATAGTTCGTTCATGTATTTATATATGAGCGAAAGTATATTATTTGGATATTTGGTAAAATATGAACTATTATAATCGTTTATTGTATGTATAATTTTGTTATTTTCATTAATATCCCAACATAAATATTCAACTTGCTGATTAAATAGTTTATATTGCTCACCAACCGTGCCCGATTTATGATATGTTGAACTAAATATTTTATATAGTACAGATTCATGATCAATTGAATCAGCATGAGTGTGTTTTTGTATACTACTTGGGTGTACATTAATTATACTACTTCCAAGGGCAAACATATCACGTATACATCCAATTTCGCGCAATGTTTTGATGGTATTTAAGTATATGAAATTTTCAGCATCCATCATTGCCAATGGTGAAACTAAAAACGACGTTGTTCGTACATATGGGTTTAGAACATCCGCATATACATACTGTGTATGTAGGTCATTTGATGACTGTTCACTATATTTTAAAGTTCCTTTATCATATTTTACACTCATCCCCCAATCACCAATTACTGGGATTATACACCCATATTCATTTGCATCACATAATATATTTTCCGTTTTTAAATCAAAATGGCTAATATCGCAATATTTTAATATGTCGTGTATGATTGACTGTAAAGAACACACCATAGCGTGCCGAAATTTAAAATTATTCATGGGTAATTTCATTAGCAATGAGTATAGCGTTATACCGTGCAAACTGGTTGCGAAATATCTATAACGTTTATCATATGCAATTGGCGTCGGAACATGATAATGTAGAAATTGCATATATCCAGCATATGTCGTATTCTGTTTTATGGAGTTATTTATGCTGATTAATGCATTATATTCGCGGGCACCATATGAATGTTTATGTTGTTTTACTGCACATCCGTAGCCTTTTATAACGTCAGCCGTCGCACCGGAACCTATTATATGTTTAGGATAAGACACCAAACATCCCTTTGTCGGATCTTCCTCATCGGCGTATAACAACGAACCATATATATCACCGCCATTCATATTTTTCACTAACTTATATTTTTGTTTGTATTTAATGTATTTTGTATAATATGCGTTGGTATTCATATATGTAGATTTTTTCTCCATTTGTTGTACTGGCGTAACCGCAATTAATAGTTGTTATATATTTACCATACACAAACACATATCGATACATATTACTCGCAGTATTATACTGAAATGCGTTTCAAAACACCAGTTAAAAAGATTATGTAAATGATTTTATCGGACCCATCGTCCAACCAAACTCACACGGGTATGGTGTCATATATTTCCCGATTGAGCAAGTGTAGCTGTATTCGACAACACCGTCTTTTGTAACAAAAAAATACAATAATAAATGTTGTAAATTGCTCAACCATATTATAGCAAAAATAAAATTGATTTATAAAAAGTAACATGTTATGAATATAATACATTATATAATATACAACAATGCATAATTAATATGCATATATACAAATTTATATGCCGTGAAAATGGAATTTACTCTAAGCGCGTATATATTAACGATCGATTGCGAGCGAAGCAATTTGTGTTAAGTGACATCAAATTATTTATTGATGTAGAGTCGACTGGATTTCCTAGATGTGGAGGATATAGCAATCCATCACAAGTTAAATTATATAATAGCGCGCGGGTAATAGAAATCGGTTATGTTATATGTAATGGTATAGGGGATGTTATTAAACAATATAGTACGTTAATTAAGCCAGTCGGATTTTGTATACGCAATACACATATACATGGAATTACGTATAATCGAGCTAAAAATAAAGGTATTGATATACGTGACGCGATTAAACAATTACATATAGATTTGTGTATGGTTGATACTATCGTTGCTCACAACGCTAAATTCGATGTCAATATAATATTGTCGGAATGTTATAGAGCGCGAAAAACAAAGTTAATTAAATGCATTCGTAACAAAAACGTTATATGCACAATGAAAATGGGACGAGATTTATTAACGTGTAGATACCCACCAAAATTATGCGATTTGTACGAGAACCTACATAATATTAAATTAACGCCTCGACATAGAGCGTTATTTGATGCAACTGTGTGTAAAGATTGTTATTTTAAGATGTGTTTGTAATCAATTAGAAATACCCTCTCCATATTGAAAATATTATGTATCTTTATAATATAATGCCTATTTCAACGATACACACTAGGTTTCCTGGCCAAGATTGTGTAAACGAGTGTAAGTTTCGTCTCAGACTGGACTATGGATCGAGCGCACAATGTGAGTATATCGATAATGGTCGTCATAAATATGCTTGTGTGTGCTCGACTGAGCAAAATTTGTCATGTCGTGACGTAGGATATTCGCCTCAATGATTAGCTTATTTATTGATATATTGACATAACTGCGAATTTTTATCATAAAATTAGCTAATATATATGGAGGAATCCGGTAAATAATTTGTTTATATGTTATGTAAATAACATATAAACAAATATGATTATAAATGTATATTATGTTGATATACTATTTGTCATCTTACAAATTAAGCGCAAATGTAATATAGTTTATTTATTACAGTGTATATTATTGCATATTAACGGCGTATATGATAATTAAGCACATTGCTAAAAAACGTCGCCTATAGTGACTTGATACATAAATGCAATGCGACTAGCAGATAGAATAATCAACACAAACAATACAGTATCATTGATATTCCCCTCCAATAAATCAGAGTTATATTCGACAGTTACTGCAAACGTGAATTTAGAATTCGCGGGTACGTGTATATACGGTGTTCCTCCGATAGATATTCCAGATAGGCTTGGTTCGACTATGGCAATGCAGTCATGTGGGTACATATCAATATAACCGCCAAAACTACGACATATCCGATTTACGTTGCAATCGGTACCAATCGATAAAACTTCGACAACGGGCTTCTCGCCAATGCATTCACGCAATTCATAACATAATATGCCAAATACTTGGTTAGATGATCTAAGTAGCGATCTTACGTACCTATTATATTCTTGAATTGCATGGGGTATATTGCTATAAAGATTATAAAACAGAACATTGAAATAACTGTCAATGAGCTCATGTGTGTTTAGCGCGAATACGTATTTTTCCCCAGTTTGCATGAGAAATGCAAACCTGTATAATATCTTATATGGATCAGATCGTTTTAACGAACTTCCGTCGATATTGACACGTATATGTTTACTAGACTGTGCTTGAATATGCATATACTTGTTGTCAGTGGTGTATGCTAAATTTGGTATGGGAATAATGCATTCATATTGACCGGTTGTTATTTGTATTGTAAATGACATTGGGAGTTTCCCATAGTCTATTGTAGGCGTGAACATTAATATTACGACAGGTGCCCTTGATGGTTGGTTATATAAATTATACTCAACACGATTGCCAGTAATAAATCCTTCGTTTATGCCAAACGTCAACTCAATATCACGTTCAATATCAGAACATCCATTGTTGGTATAAATCGCTTTAAATAGTTGCGCACAATCCATGCTAAGTAAATTCGTTGTAATACGACAAATATTTACTGGACAGTCCTATACGTTTTGTTTAGATTAACTAATCAATTTTTTAGATATTGTTACTGCTAATATAACGATGAACATCATAACAAAGTTGGTCATATTATAGGACTAGATAGTCATATAAAGTATATCTGCCATAACACCATATGATACATTGTACGAACGTAGCCGTATGAGAGTGCATGGTAAACGTATATTGCGACTAGCACGAAGGTTGCTCTGTTAACTACCGTACAAAGTACCGAAATATAAGTGCAAATACATACAATTGAAAAAATCACACTAACAAATACACCCCCCCATAATAAAATTAATAATATACCGTATGTATATACAACATAATGAACATCGAACAATTTACGTCCAAAGGTGTCGAAGTTACGTTCGGTAACGGTACATATACAAGTACTAGTAACGGTAACGACAACACCAACCTCACCCGTACAGACACCAGCACCAGCAAAAGCAACACTACCAGCAACGGCAACGGTATACATACTGTTACCGAAAAAACAAACAATGATTGCGGTACATTTGATAAATTTTACGACGTAAAACGAGACGCTAAATGCGCAATACAAGATTTAAAAACCAACGGATCATCATTTTATCAATTGCGTGATAATAATGAACAGAACTCATGTCAGACACTCGCGAAACAAATAAATATAGTTTCTAATGAAAATCTTATTAATAATGTTGGTCAGTGTGGAAAAGTGTGTGTATTTTCTAAGAATGCTAAATTACAATGCCCACCAATGTATAGCGGTACATTCAAAAATATATCGATGAACGATAGTAATCCAAAATATACCCAATCATAATGTATCATCACAAATCTATCAAAATACCGCGTATATGTGTAGCGTATCAAATGAGTTGTTATTTAATGATTTAATAAATGATTGCGTAAACCTTTAAATGCAATTCCTCGCATAGATATTGCATTTTTTTCTTCAGATGTCATTTCTGCAAGTGTTTTGTTATATCCTTTTGGTATAAAAACCGGATCCCATCCGAATCCAGAACCAGTGGGTTGTGCTGATATATGTCCTTTCAATTTGCCAGCAAAATATTTTATAACTATACCATCATAATAACCTATGATAGTTTTTGCGTATGCGCGTGACTTACCATTAAAACGCGCAATTCCATCATTTCCAATAGAATCATAATACATTTTAATAAGTGCGCCGGGAAACTCGTTCATATTTTTAATATACAGCCCAGTATCTTCAACAATAACAGGTTGCTTAATTATATTATACGCATACTGTACTTTTAGTTTCACTACTTCTTCAACAGATACCGATTGTATTTCGGGTAGATCAATTGATTTGCTTTGTAGTTCAATATCATCTCCGAGTATCTCTCGTACTTCTTTAAGTTTTTTTTGATTACTAGTTATAAATGTTATCATTTGCTTATAATATCATATAATATATTTTGTAAAACATAAAATTAATTCAAAGTTAGATCGTAAATAAATTTTATGTATGATCTAACATTAAATAGCTAGTTAATTATTCTATTAGTCCTGAACAATAATAACCAATCATATATATCCAGTCATCCACACTTGTATACAGAGTTAAATGATGTATCCATAATAATAGTGCTACTCTTTTTTGGTCCCATGCATGAAATCTATAGCATTCCATCGGTGACCATTCAATACGAAATATATACGAATCTGGTATGTAACTTAAATCATATATACATTTGTATGGATTACACCGCGAGATTGGGTTTATACAAAGTGTATTCCGTAAAATGTATTTTAATGATTCTGGTAAACGTTCATCTCGTCGACTTTCTAGTTCATTTATTATCGATGGTATATTATTTATGAACTTACCGTCACAATATTTGTCGATTATCGACCGAATAGCATTTATCATAACAAGGTTTCCTTTAATAACTCTTTTATAGTCGATTTCAGGTAATCCACATAACTGTATCATATTATTCAACCGTTTAGCGGCACAGTCATCATGATTTATTATGTGTATATATGGATCTATTAATTGCAACGTAATTATGCCGATTATCCACATGTATTCTAACTCGCGTACATGGTCACAATCTACTAATATATATTCTGGAACATAATGATTAAACGTTCTATCACAAAACGCATCGATAACGCGAATATTACAGTTTGTGTCAATGAATAAACAATCAATAGATATATATGGACGCCATTGTCTATTTTTAGTTACTAATGTAATTAGTGAACATATAATCGCGTTTACAACATCTATCGGCAATGCATTGTTGTATTTTTCAATAATAAATCGTATTGGAACATATCCAACTATTTTATAATGGTATTTGCCAGGAGCGTCGGTATCACTTATATTTATTTTTTCAAGTGGCGGTAGCACTGTATCTATGCCATGAAGTGTTTTGAAATCATTGCGCGAATTACCGCTTAATATATACCCATATTCGGGCGAATACAATAATGACACATTGGTATATTCTGACTTTAATACAACTTTACATTCAATATCCATTTCAATATCCATTTGTTAATATGAATTGTTTGATATTGCATCATAACACAATTATAATGCAATATCAATTTTTAATTTACAATAAACTTTACATGTGCGTAATAACCTATCATATATTGCCACACGTCCACGGATGATAATTGCGTTTCACTCTGTACATATAATAATAATGCGATTTTGCGGCGCTCTTCCTCACTATATGTATCGTGTATATTATGTGTCCATATACATCGGTATATATAATTCGGATGTTCAGTACTTATTAAATAAATAATGTCATTAATAGATGGGATATTTCCAGCAACAAGGCAATTGCAAATAATAAGCTTAAATAAACTATTTAATTCTTCTGATCTATCTATTTCAATACTTTTTATGAAGTCGCTATGTATATATCCATTAACGCTACGTGCACGCGTTCTAAATATCAATTCAATAAATCGGCGCTGGTGAGTATCTTTAATATATTGTGTATTCTTATCATAACCAATTATATGTAATAATTTAACCAGTTGGTCAACGTACTGACGACAACCATAGCTATAATCATATATACTTTTTAATATATAATTGCTTAATAAGCGTACAATAAATAAGCCAAATGTCCAGTGATTATTTACACTATTATATTTATAATATTTAGCATTTGTAAACGATATTAGTAATGTATTTAACGAATCCATATAGTTTTTGGCATCGACATATTTAATGTATTTAATACCAACATCACATGTTTCATTAATAAATATATGATGGTGATCAAATATATAAGTTGGCTCGTGTTCATGCAAATATTGCAATATGTGTAAAACTTTGCACACTATTTTAATTATTACTTCTTGTGAGTAATGTTCATTATAATCAAACTGTGAAAATTTATAACCATCGACATACATATCACAATCCCTATCAAACCAATGTAATGATATACCATTCTTGTTCGAAGTTAATAAGTATTCTCCCATTTGTTAATATGAATCGTTAATATAAATCGTTAATATGAATCGTTAATATGAATTGTTTGATATTACAATATAACACAAATATATCGTAATATCAATTTTTCAACATACTATACAAGTAGCATTTAATATAGCGTTTATTAATTTTTAATTTTATGTATTTACTATGCGCGTACCCAATCACATATAAATCATCATATATTGACAATATACAAATACCTTTTTTAAAGTTTTTGTTATCTATATCAACATGGTGTATTTTATTATTAGGATGCTTAATTATATTTTTAATATCAATATCATTTCGACGAATTATTCTGTTTTGGTTAATAATCTTATTAATTATTGGTAACGCTGTGTTACGTAATCGATATGTATTATTATTACAACTCAATATCTTGTATCCAGCGTGCATTATTTTTAAATTAGTAATTTGATTAATATTAGTTATATCAAATGGGCAATAATATACATGCGTATTCAGCATATATGTATTGTTTGTATTAATGCCTATTGTATTATTATTAAATTTTTGCATTATTGTATCATTATTATTATTTCCATATGCAATAATCCATTTAATTTTTGTATATTTTAGCTTATCGATTTCCCATTCAGTAGATGGATATGGATATATATCATCATTTTCAATGGTTATTATTTGACGCTTGAAAAATAAATCAAATATACAACGAATGTTTTCTTCGCCATTAATTGTCATTTTTGCAGAATTATGTATCATGCCATTATAATATTGTCCTATTTCGTATCTGGTTAATCCATATTGTTTATATGCATGTATGTATGATAACAAATGATTTAACAAGTTAGTTAATTGTGTTTTATAAAATCGCAACATTATTGTATTATTCATATTTCTTTTCCGATGTTGTTTTCGAATGCTGAAATATATATTATTATTATCGTTAACAATGACACTATTTAGTGAGCCGTTGTTATATACATGTATATCATTTGTGTTGATCTGATTTATAAAGCGGAATGGTATTTCTTTTTTTTTCGTTAACAGTGCAATATAAAAACCACCTGAATTTTGATAATGCGGATATATGCGAAATGTATTGTTTAAATCAATACCAGGTGTATATTTAAATTTGGGATAACATTTTACTATGGATGCTTCTTTATATTTAGATAGAACATATTTAACTACTTCTTCGTTTTCAACTGGATTAAGTGAACAGGTTGAATATACAATATTACCACCAACTTTAATTAGCTCAACCGCTCTCGATAATATTTGTATTTGTGTTTTTTGAAGTTCTTTGCCAATATCAGTTGACCATTTATTCCACAAATCACGCGATTTTCTCAAAGTACCGTCACCACTACATATAACATCACATACAATATGATCAAACAATATTTGTATTTTATTATCTCGGGATGTATTTGGATAGCTCTGTGCTAAATTATCAGTAACAATTAAATGTTTATTAAAATATTTATTATTCGACATCCTTTTTACAAGCACATTTAATCTATTAAGTTTTATGTCATTTGCGATAACATATCCATTGTTATTTTTAATACTAATCATTTGTTCTAGTAATTGTGATGTTTTAGATCCGGGTGATGCACACATATCTAATATAATATCGTTTTTTTTAATATTCAACAATGTTACTGGCATCATTGATACTTCTTCTTGCATATATATATTCCCACATTTTGATTGATTTTTTATAAATTTGACAAAGTCATTGTTTAATTGATGTTTACTTAATTTAGTTTTATATGCATATTTGGTCGGATACCAGTCCAATAATATTAATTCAGTAGTTGGATAGTGTTTATTGATATGCATTTTTATTTTTTCAGATAATTTCGGGTCGTTCGAAATAATACGAAATGCTAATGGTAATGGTGATGTTAAATGTTTTACAAATGTCGTCCATTCTTTTTGAGGAATTATGTTTTTATAATAACTCTCCCATTGCTTGTTTTTGATATTCATATATAACTATTCCGTAAATATTTGTCGAATTACAATGCAATATAATGCATATACAACAGTATATTTAAACAAGCCCTATAACTGTGAATAGATGCGAATTTTTTCTCCGTTTATTGTACAGGAGTAACCGCAATTAATAGTTGTTATATATTTACAATACATAAACACATATCAATACATATCCCTTGCGGTATCATACTGAAATGCGTTTTCGGAACGCCATTATTTGTGCTATACAATGCGATGATATATTGTATTTGGTATATATGTACTTTATGATTACACAGATTATTTACTGGACATTCCTATATCAAACAACAATATAATTAAATTATTACACATATCTCTGGTCATGTGGATGAGAATATTCCTTAAAATGTTCTGGATTTCGTCGACGACAATTAATACCATATCTGCATGGTGTTTTTATAGATTGTTCCATTAATGCGGATTTGCGGTAGTATGTTGGTGGTGCTTGCGGTACATGGTGCGGTACATGTAATGGTGGTGCTTGCGGTACATGTAATGCATCTGGTTGATTTTGGTGATCTTGGTACTGTAGTGCATGCATTGCTTGTTTAACAGTCCAGTCATGTGGATGTATAAATGACGCTACATGCGTCGCAGTATCATTCATACATGCGTAACCATCTGGACATACTGTTTTTCTTGGCGCCGATGCTGATGGCACATATGCAGTTTGCAATTGTAATTGTGTCAATTCACGATGTTGTGCGGATTCGCGGTAGTATGATGGTGGTGCTTGCGGTATATGGCGCGGTACATGTAATGATTGCGGTACATGTAATGCATCTGGTTGATTTTGGTGATCTTGGTACTGTAGTGCATGCATTGCTTGTTTAACAGTCCAGTCATGTGGATGTATAAATGACGCTACATGTGTCGCAGTATCATTCATACATGCGTAACCATCTGGACATACTGTTTTTCTTGGCGCAGCTGCGCCAGGTGGATGGTAAAAAGTACGCATATGCATGTCGTCAGTATTATAACACGATGCTGCATATTTGCACGTTGGTTTAGGTTTGACAATATAGACCATATCGATACGTCCCTCGAGTTGTTGAATAATTTCGCTAACTATGCCGACAAATTCATAATTAATTTGTTCCAAATGTCTCCCAGCATATATTCCACACGAAATGCCTGTTAAAACAACAATTGATATCCCACGTGAGATAGCCAATTCAAAACTGGCTATAATTGCGGTTTCAACACCTGGTTTAAAATACATGTAATCACGATCAGCCCTCGTATCAAATGTTTTTGCCATAGATTGTTGTTTAGTCGTATCTGAGGTTATGCGACTGTGCTTGTTATTCGCATTAGGACCTGCTGTAAAAATCAACGTAACCTCAAACGGGTTATGTAATGGGGCGCCTGGACGCGGTCGTATATAATCAGACATACATGCGTCCATATGAACAGCTCTATTATATTTCTCCCTAGGTAACATATCACGTGTGTAATCAATTCCTTGATGTGTCATAAAATTACGCGTATCATATGGATTTACTAACCCCCATTGTGGTATGTTGTCCAAAACATATTGTTCGCCTGATGCATGAATTGCATTTGACAGTATGGTTTCTTCAACGGTATCGTAAACACCGCCCCAAATTAAACTACGTCGACCTGATCTATCAACATTATATATCTTTCCAAATATTCTACCAGCATTACCAGCAATAATAATACCTATTTTATCATGCCGATGATAACCTTTAACCATATTTATCACATGAATTATATCCTGATCAATCATTGAAACATCGATTCTAACACCACCTTGTTGCGTTTTATATTTATTTTTTATATACTTTCGCCTGTATTTTAAATATTTATTGTAATAAATATCGGACATTTATCAAGCACGTATATTGATATACAACATAAAAAATTGAATCTATTAAATATTTAGGTGATTATTTTATAAACGTAATTCAATTCGAATTTTATTTATTCACATAATGGACGATACTGACAAATTATTTGAATTAATGTCGGGTGTTAACAGTGTTAATGAAAAAGAAGCCGATGTATTAATATATATGATTGAAGTAATACTTAAGCATAGAAAAAATAAACAATATTGCGCACATCAATCGAATCATATATGTTGTATAGATAGATGCGAAAATAAGCTCGATTTTTTCAAAGGTGTTGTTGTTAATCCAGTATGTTATACGTGCACGGATTTATATATGCGCGTTATTGCTTCTCAATCAGTTAATGTATCAACAGCATTCAAGTACATTATGCACACGTGTTGTATAGAAGATGTAATAAACGTGTTTAAGTATTTAGGTATTAGTATACACACTGATATGTATAGGCGCTCATATGGCATGTATTGTAAGAATATTATTAATATTATATTGGATAATGCATTGAATCAGTATGTGATAAATAATCCACCAAATGATACAATGACATTTGATGATATATGCTCATCACAAAAAGATTTTAAAAAACTCAATGATTTGTTAACTGCTTATCGCGGTAATGCAAAAAAATCAACTAGTGCGAATAAATACATACCACCACACTTGCGGAATAATACATAAACAGTTGCAAATTAAATTTATTAATATAAATTTAATTTGTGTTTGAAATAAACTAGATTATAAAAAATTGAAATATATATGCATTAGCGAAATAATATTAACATAAATTAATTATTAATAATAAATATATACACGTTGTTGATAATTTTGAATAATGGAACTTCCACAAATGTACACTCGTCAAGAGTTAGATGCATTCAAAGATAATAATATGCAAGATGGCCATATGTATATTGTGATTGAGTCCGGGAATAATTCTGAGCATTTTTTTATTATTCCGCGTGATAAAATCATCAAACATTCTGGATTAATTAAAAGCATGGTTGATGATGATGACACGCCATTTTTAGACGTCCCTATACCGTATCCGGAAGTTAATGATAAGGCGCTAACATACGTATCATATTATATTACACATGATAATAAATCAACCGTAGAACAACCATTAATAACTGCATGGGTCGATTGTGTTAATAAATGGGAAATCGAGTATATGAATGCGCTGACAAATAATAAACAAGACAATACGTTTATGTACGATGTACTGAACCATGCTCATTATATGGATTCACGTGAACTAATACTGTTATGTTGCTCGTATATAGCCGATATTATTAAAGATCATACACCAGAGGAAATACGAGACATATTGGCACTTGAATCGGCACATCCACCGCCAACCGAACATACTAATATTATTTTCGAAGACGTGTAAAAATTGATAATATAACTTATTATAATAAGTTATATTATCAATTCATATAAATATATTTTACTCATATAATGGCACGTGTCAATGAACAGCACGGATTTAATTGCGAAAGGTGTGGATATATAGTTAATCAGCATTGTATATGTGATCAATGCGGATGGCATCATATATGGAAGTGTTCGGTATGTAATTCGACAAATGATAGTTTGACATATAAGTGTTCTTGTGAATCAGAACGCGTTTATACGTCAACGTATCCAGATCGTATTGAACGTGATCAAATGGATACATATTATTGGAAGTGTGTATCATGCAATAACAATAATGGATTAGGGTTGTTTAAATGCTCATTATGCAATGTCGATATTACATCTTATGACCAATACGAAATTATCAGAACACGAGATTGGAAATGCGCATCATGTAATTCAGACAATACTACAGCATGTAAATATTGTTATGAGTGCGGTAATATACACACTCGAACGTGTTTGCGTTGCAATAAATTTATATCACATCGATATTGCGATAATTGTGGAGAATCTTGTCATGGTATTCGATCCGAATTAATACAAGTACCATATGACTGTGCTATAACACACATGCATGATGGTGAATCATATTGTAAATATTGTGGTATTCATATACATGCTATTATTGGCAATATTAATAATACGATAATAAACATTTTAAATAATATTAATAATGGTATGTTGAATCATCATATTCTCACAGAGGATCAGGAGGATCAACACGTTATGCAACAAGTTATGCAACAATCGTTTGACGAATACAAACCAAAACTAAATCCATTATCAATAGCACATATTAATAGATTACCAATGTTCAATATGTACGATACATATTATATTGTTTTGAACAGGCTGTTTGTGGATCATGTAACAAAATTAATACTTGAATATTTACCACGAGTGTCTGAATGTTCCATTTGTATGGATGATGTTTCGATTTATGATATTCAAATTAAATTACCGTGTAAACATTACTTTCATAGCGAGTGTGCTAAAAATTGGCTAAAACTAAATAATACATGTCCGATATGCACCGCAAGTGTTTAAGTTATTAATTAATTAATAACTTAATTAATTAATAACTTAATTATGTATACAGATCGTAATGTGCACGTGGCATTGATGTAATATGTGTTGGTTTATCATAATTATTAAACTTATTTATTATATCTGCAATTAGTGATTTAGATACGTCATCTGTTAACGGTTCATATATATCGGATATTTCGTATTTGTTATTGGTTGATTGTTTATGGTCTGCAATGTGATTCATTAAAAGAATATACAGATACATTATATCATGTAAATTAGATACTAATTTCAGTAACTTCATTAACTTGTTAAAATCATTGTTTAATAATGTATAAAATGTACTTGGTACGGTTGTCAAATCAGTAAAAAATATAGATTGATTGAGCTGTTCATATTGTTTTAATATGGCAATATGATCAACATCGACATCCAATATCGTTTTAACACATTTTAGATTAGAAAGAATTTCTATATCATCCTCATAACTCGCCTTAAGATCAATCATATATGTGTTTAACAATTTATTTGCAGTTAGTATTGTATTTTCGGATATGCGACTATGGCATAATGTGTTTATCGATACGTCTTCAAGTGCTTTTTTGATATCGTGTATGGCAGATGGACTCGATTTTGTATTTACAATATCGTACAATTTTGATATTTGACTTTTATATTTTATTATACATTTAATATTATTATATGGAATAGATGTTAAATACACAATATCACATATGTATTTGGATAATTTATATCTTCCATTATCAATTACATATGGACAGTCTCTATGTAGATAAGCATCATATGTAAATATACGTCTATTGGGTATCTTGACTATTATTCTTAACATAATTATGTTTGTGATACACCATGCCCATATATCGGTGGCGTCGCATATTTTAAATAAATATTGATCATCAAATTGCGGGAAATCATCAATATCGTATATATATATATCACTAAATGGCGAAAGATACAGTTCCATCATATGTCGAAAACATGATGTAATTTTATATTTAAATATATATTCTATCAGTTTTTCGCGATTAATATTGATAATACTTTCATCAAAATCAATTAATCGCACAACGCCAGTTGTGTTAATTAAAAAATTTTTTAATTTTACATCATTATGAATTATATTCTTTTCATGTAGTTTTTGTATCTCATATAGTGTATGATAATACATATGTTCATAAATATCGACTAAATAATTAATAAATTTCGCAGCGTGCTTTGGTGATATTATTAAGCTCAAATAATCGAACATATCAATCCCCGAATCAACCAACATAATCCTGTTGCTGACGGATCCAATATATAATGCTTCATATCCAATTATAGTTTTCAACGCGTCATATTTTTCAATTGTTGATGCATCAACCGTTTTCATAATACATTTAAAATTCGCATTACCAGGACCATGTACAATACCTTTCGATATTTTTCCACTATCGTTTTCAGTCGTACACGTATATCCATTTACTGTGTATACCCCACCACCTTTTAAATTACGTTTTAGTGCATTATATTTATGCTTGTACTTAATGTATTTATGATAGCTATCCATTATATACTTGCATTACATTTATTTATAAAAAATTGACATTCATATATGTTTGCACTTATTAAATAATATTTATAATTTATAACCGGCATTAATTACAAATGGATAACTTACAACATATCGTAAAAGAACACTATACGCGATTGTTCTTACATGTTCATAATGACATCGATATACAGCAAAAAGAATTGTTTAAAGCCAAATTAAATAAATTATATCAAACTCATGCTGAAATAGAGTTTTTTAAAAAATTTATTGACAGTATTCATATGTATGCGTTTATTGACTTTATAGAGCATATACTAACGGCATATAGTCAATTTTGTCAATCTGTTGACGAATATGTACTTGTGGTGCAACAAAATGATGATATTAAATCTAATTATTGGGTATCCTTACTATTAATGTGTTTTTGTATGGCAACCACTGATACCGAGATACATAGTTACTTAAATCATTATATGGCATTACATAGAAAAGATTTTTCACACTTGATATTACAATGCAAAATGCCAATTGACATCGCTATTGTACATAATAATGATTTTAGCAACATTGAATGTAATCGCACTTATTTATTGTGCGATGATGCATCATACAGCGGATCTCAAATATTATCACATATTAACGAAATGATGCAATATACATTCAATATTAATGTTGTTTTAGGAGCCGTGTCAAATAGGGCACTCGGTGAAATTGATTCGATATCGAATTGTTATTACGGGGCAATATTACAAACATTTAGCGAATTACATCCATATATTGATACATCACCATATGCTCGTGGGTTAAGAGGAGATTGCTCAATAAATACAGTGTGTATTTATGAACATAAGCTAGCCGACCATGTATCCACGTACCCTTTTTTTATATTGGGTCGATATAATGAATCATATGTATTAGATACTTACAATAAAACGATGTTTGTAAATTGTACTGATGATGATCCGGTTAATACATACTTGTACGACGAGGTAAATAGTATATTATATGCTTTTTATAAAATATCATTAGCAATACTTATCAATTAGAGTTGAACCATTTTTTATGTATCGCAAGTGTTCGCTTATAATAATTTGGTTGCAAATACATAAAGCACATGCTGAACATTAACCACGCCCATAAAGATGACTCGCCTTTCATATCAACAACATATTCGTTTGAAAATCGCAGTACAAACGGAACTAATTGCACAATTTTGTTAATGTAATAATAAATTATAACATTAATGATCGAGTGTATCCATAATATGAGTAATGTTACATAAATATTTTCATCGTCATGATATTTTGGTATTAATTTATCTAATATAAAACTTAAAATGAAACTAAATATAAGATATATGGTACCATATTGCACCATTTCTAATATTTTATGTGTGCGGATCGGTGAAGTATCAAATAAATTATGTATTTTATATTCAAGTGACTTATTTGCATATTTATCCATTTTTTTTATATTATTCCATCACATAATTTTTTTAAATATCCACATTTTTGTATTCTGTTGCTGTTCATCAATGCTATTTATTATGAATATATGTCCAACAAATTGTTGTTTTAGTATTACTGTTACATATCTGTGCATATATTTATCAATATTTTTATATGTAGATATATATATGCATGCAAACTTATTTAATTTAAGCCCTTTGAATATTTTTTCTAAATATATATTAAAAAATGAATGTAACCATGTATTTAAAGTATTATATCGTTTATCTGATTGATTTTTGTTATCACTATATTTTTCAAGATCAAAAAATGGAGGTGATGATATAAACAAATCGTAATAATTTTTGTGTATATTCGCGTTCTCAGCTGGTGTACAATGCACAATCGCATCCTGATTCTTTTTTTTGTTATTTTGTATAATTTTTCTGTATGATTTTATTAATTTTTCGTTTGGATCGTATCCATGATACACATCAACATTTGCATATAATGCGCCTATTAATCTATCTCCCCATCCAGCAGATAGATCAAACACTCTTTTTGCGCCAAAATGTTTTATAATTATTAACGAATGTGTTATAGAAAACCGACGGCACACTTTAACCGTTTTGAAAATGGAATATGCATATCGTATATTCGCATATTCATGTTTCAATTGGTGGTCTTTCAAATAATCGTGTATTCGTTGTTGAACATCTGTATTGAAAAAATCTTCATATGGAGATTTCGTGTATTTACCAAATATGCATTTGATTCGGATTTGTTCACAATATATATCACTTAGTTGATCTACTTCAAACATTTCTTTTTTCGTTATTTTAAATATGGCGTTACAATTCGTCTTGGTTAAATAATCGTTTACATTAACGTGGCTTAATTTAATTAATTTGCTTTTTAATTTATCTACATCAATATAATATTTCTTATACGGAAATTTATTATAAATTAGCATTTTTGTGTCGTATATACATTGTTAATATGTTTTATTATATCATCTAAATTTTTCCATTTTAGACCATATGTACTCTGATTATGTATTATTGGTATATTCAATAACGCGCATTCTTGAGCAGTATTCGCATTACCGTCGTGAGCAGTTAATCGAATGCATATAAAGCATTTGTTGTAAATATTTGGCATTTCAGAATATGGAACATTTAATACACTGCTTAATATGTAATTGTATTGCTTTTCACTGTTGATTATTCTGTCTATTAATGACTTGTTATATATTTTATTGCGATTGGGTGATTTTATATTACCATCATATATATATATCGTGTTACTATGTGCTTTTAAATATATTGGTTTGAAAATAATATGATCAATTAAATCGAAATTAATAACAGTACCTATATGAACTCTCTTAAAAATATCATTTGATATACAAATTATGTTGCGATTGTCTTTTATAAATTTAGTAAATATCGGTGTAATATCACTACCGCCTGGCATTATATATCGATTGCATTTACATGCGTTGAAATTGTCATAATCATTTGCGGTATACATTCCGAAATATATCGTATTGTTTGTATGAGCACAGTTATTATGCTCATGATAGCATAAATTGTATAAATAATATATTCTATCAAAATGTCGAAGCGTGTTTGACAGACATATATATGTAATATTATTGTTGTTTATAAATTCACGAAATGTTGGTATATTAATGCTTTTTTTATTGATTATCGTTGGTAACTGACCATATATTATGTCGCTCATGATGCTAAAAAAATTGAAATTCTAATATGTATAGATTCGGTATATATTAAATGTAATTCATTTTAACGAATTCAAATTTACCACTAAGTGAGCAAGTTAGTATGCTCAGAGGCGAACACCGTCGGATACGCGCAAGTGGTCTACCTTCGCCCGGCGAAGGTAGTCGTGCGGGTCATTGTGTGAGTCAAGGTGAGGCCGCCTACATAGATGCTAGGCATTGTTCAAAGAATCCGTACAAGCCCCATCCGGCTTTTTTCAATCCGGACACGTATGCCGGCACATCGGAGACGACATATCAAACAATATTTACCTGTGCCGAGGAGGTTGCTTCGTTACATAATATTGTACAACATATTATGGGGAGGGCGGGCAAGTCGCCATCGGATGCTGTTGTATGGGCTTCTGTGTTAGACGAATTAGTGTTACCCGGATACATAAGGCCGTATATGGATCAATATACCGGACTACCTACTCAAGAAATGCAAAAGACATATTTGGCGCACTTACTCGGTTTGCTGCCGGGATACACCATTGATGCGAATTGGCTGGCTGAACGTGGCATTCCTGTTGATGAGGCTGGGTTGATCAGTACGATACGTAAGTCGCCGAAGTGTCCACCTGAATTGTGCGAAAGTATCATGAATATGATTGCAGCTCGTAACAACACCGATGGTGCTGTCCGAGGCGCTATGGCAACGTCACGCGCATGGCAGGCGGGCGCCGGCGTACCGGTAACAATACTCAGACCCGAAGATTACCTACGTAAAAACGGTATATCCGTACCAGATGCCACGAACAGGCTTGCGTTATGTGCACTTGCCGTATCGCGTGCAAATAAAATAGAGTATGGCGTTTTCAAACAAATATCTGAGATATTGACTGGGTGCGTTATGTATGATGGGGAGTTGTATACTGGGGGACTATATGGCTTATCTGTACCGTGGGCTAAACTAGCCGGATTGCTTGCAATTATAAATGCATTGGATGCATTAGATGGTCGCCTGTTCAAGGAATGTAAAAGTATTCAGATGTTGCTTCTTGCTAATCTTCCCATTACATTGATTAATATGACATTATTGGTGATGAACAAGTTGACGTGGGATGCCGCTACAATCACAATTCTGTTGTCTTGTTTTCGAAACTTTATATTGACTGGAAACCCTGGGATGGAGTTCCTAATAACAGGCAGTTCAATATCACCAGACATGCTTCACAGGTGTCCGCGACGCACCATTTATCTACTTTACGGGGACATGTATAACTGTAGATTACGACAACCGACTAATCACGTGGCCGACCAACATGTTTTGACCCCGCCAGATAAGGATCGAAACACCTTTATATATGAGCTTACCAGACAAGACACAGATGTTGTTGCAAACCGAAGCAACGTGTTTAAGGAAACGGTGTTGTCCGGCATATTCCTAGAAACCCTCGACAACATATTTGGTCAACATGTTAACGATGAACTTTCCCAACTCATCGACGGTGGGTCGATCGATGGACAATTATTGATAACCACCGTATTAAACTCGTCCGCTTACCAAATACGGAAAATATACCAAGATGTTTTACGGTATGTACCGAATTGTCAGATATTGTGTGCACATATCTCGTGGTTGTATTATCAGACGTGCTTGTTGAAATGCCAATCATCACCACATGCGGATGCTGTCATCAGCAAAGTGACCAAATACGTAGAATTGGCCAATCAAATACAAGACAGTATCGTTAACGGCGATTACAGTGCGTTAGTCGATTGTGACGAAGAGTGTGCCGATTTTGCATCGGCATTTGCGAGCACTCATAAGGAGGAAGGAATAGCCGGAGTATTTGTGCATTACTTGGTACTCGTAGACTCCGGTAGTTGTACTCAGTTGACGAAACGCATGTTTGATACTATCGGTTCGACGCATTCCGCGCTAGGGTTTGTCACCGACAATATCCGCTATATTTACGAGCGTGTAATGATGCTATGTGAACGTGATAATTCGTATACATTCGGCATTTGTCAATGCATTGCTGATTTGCATGCACTTGGTGCGATACCGCTAATTGAACCATGTGCGGATGAATATGCGTGTGATGGCATTGAGCTGTTTCGCGTTTTTCGTATACAACGTCCAGCAATATTCAAAGTATTTACATATTTATGTCACAACGAGCATGAATTGATTACAAAGTTTCACCCCGTTATATATAATACACAATCTCGTGACTGCGCATGTGCTGCTGATAAATGTTTGTGCAACAACAAACACGGAATCTGCGACTGCTACAATGGGTGTACATGTGAGTCTGTATCCTTGGAACCGCTTATCAGGTGTATAATTGACAATATGTGGGAATTTGTCGGAGCCGTGTATCTATATCACAAACAGAACTCACCCGACCTTTTCCAACGCATTGGCCTCGAAATTACGGATGGACATCCCATGACACCTGCCTATTTTATCGAACATCATGACACTATTGAGAAGTCAGTTAAACGGTTTCATGCAAAGTATACACACGTCGATGCACAAGCAGGAGTCATTTGCGACCAACATATGGAGATTCCGTCGGTGAATGAATCGTTACGTATGTTTGTTGATTTGTACGGTGTGTTTAAATCGCGACAAGATACGCTCGACGCAATAAGAAAGGAAAGGCGATCACGCACGCATGCCATACAGACATCGCGCACACAAGCAGTCGCACAGCACCAATGCGCACCGCACACACAAGCAGTCGCACCGCACCAATGCGCATCGCGCACACAAGCAGTCGCACAGCAATCGCACACACCGTATCAACAACACACACCGCAACAACACACACCGCAACGACGCGCACCGCAACGACGCGCACCGCAACAACACACACCGCAACGACGCGCACCGCAACAACACACACCGCAACGACGCGCACCGCGCACACAGCACCCACACAGCCAACCCGCCGATGGTAATACAGGTGGTCCGCGCATGACACCCGTACTTTGCGACGCATATGCGAAGTTATACGCTGATGTTATGAACTTACTTAAGATTCATCGCAAACTCCCCCGTGAATGGCATGTTCGCGCCACTACCCATATTAACCTTGGGTTTTATGAGCAAAATTGCACAGAGTTTACAAACTGCGGCATAGACATGTTACCCGATAAGGTTGTTATCGAATTAAGGAAATGCGCGCAAAATAGGGGATCTGCAATAGATACCGCGAGGGAGTTCCGGCGGATTGAGGAAGAACACGACACGCGATATCATGTGCCTGCGGAGTTTAAACGCGGTATACACGGTTGGTGTGAACGACGCAACGCCAGCGCTGGCGACGACCCTAGCGGCGGAAAAGGAGGCCACACGCGCCGCTAAATGGGATCAAAACTAAAAAATTATTTTTGATCTCATACATATAATGGATATCGTAAATAAGAGCATATTAGTAACTGGTGGTGCTGGATTCATAGGATCACATATAGTTAATAAATTAGCATCAATAAATACTAAAAGAATACGCATAGTTGATAATTTATCAACGGGTTGCATAAATAACGTTTCAAATTTACTAAACAATAATGTAGAATTTGTGTACGGAGATATAACTAATCTAGAAGTATGTAGACATGTATGCAAGGATATTGATATAGTGTGTCATCAGGCTGCGATAGGTTCCGTACCACGATCGGTTAAAGATCCTTTATTATCACATAATAATAATGTAAATGGTTTTTTAAACTTATTGATAGCATGTAATGAAAATAACATAAAAAGAGTAGTATACGCATCATCGTCATCAGTATATGGAGATAACGATACATTACCTAAAATAGAGCATAATACAGGATCAGCATTATCACCTTACGCAGCCACTAAGCAAATAAACGAAATATATGCAAATGTTTTTTGTAAGTGCTATAATATGGAATTGATAGGATTGCGTTATTTTAATATTTTTGGTGAACGTCAACAGCCAAATGGCGAATATGCGGCGGTAATTCCCAAATTTATAAATGCATTAATAAATAATACATCACCCGTTATTTATGGAGATGGATCATATTCTAGAGATTTTACATATGTTGATAATGCTGTATATGCTAATATACTTGCATTATCTACAACAAATAAAGATTGTTTTAATAATGTATTTAATATTGGTTGTGGTGGTCAAATATCAATACTTGACTTATTCCGCGAAATAAGTCAAAATATAAATTCTAGTATACAACCATTATTTAAATGCAATAGAATAGGCGATATACCACATTCGAATGCATCTATTGATAAAGCAATCGCATTACTTGATTACGAGCCAATAATATCATTCAAAGAGGGTATAAAAAAAACAATTGCAAGTTATATATAAAAATGTCGATTGTAAACGGAATAATACAGCCACATTTACCAATGATAATAAATAATAAACTTAATGCAAGTAAATATATTAAATTTAATTTAGATATTTTTACGATCGCTAACAATGCTCACGTAAACGTGAATAAATTCAATAATGAAATGTTACACTCGATTTATGACAATATCAATAACATGATTACTTATTTACAGCCATATGCTAATATATTATTCATATGTAATGATTTATATGGGTATGGTGGATCTGCTACTAATTGCAATATTTTACAAAATTTTTTTTCACATACACATAATACACATACTATATATATTGCAGATTACATAAATCCTCGTGCAATATTCGCAACTCTAGTATTTCGGCCGGATATTGTTATATTAAAAAGCTTTGTAAATATCAATTTGAAGAAGTTTTTTAAAGTGCCACTATTATATTTTGTCGGTGGTATATTTATGGATAATTTAAATAAACCATTAAGTACAATTAATGTACCTGAATATATTAACCCGTTTGTCATAAACCAAATAAAATACGCAGACATAACATTCGCGAATAGTATACATACAGCAAAGTTGCTCAAAAATGCATGTAGTTTAAATATATATGTATTTTTCAGTACGTTCGTGCAGTATTATGGAACATTTATTATAAATAATCATGGATATAATAGACGATATAAATACGGCATTATAATATCAAATTTCAAAAGGCAAATAAAAAACGCATTGCACAGTATTAATAAAATAAAAGATTATGCAAATAAATCAATATTAATAGGAAAAAATTCAAGCATGTTTAAAGAATATGGGTTTACATGCACCGGATTATTAAGCCATAAAGATACTATAAAATATCTTTCACATATTGATGAAGTCATAATAGATAGTCATTTCGAATCATGTAGTAATGTATATGTCGAATCGGTGTTTAATGGATGTCGTGTTCAAATAATTGATTATGGTATTTAAAAAATTGAAATTATAATATATATGGTACATATTAATAAATTAATAATTCATTTTAACGAGTTTAAATTAGAAAACAATAGAATGGCGGCACCACAAATGTATATGGCTACCATAGAGATGCTTAATGAGCTGGGATTAACACCAGACGATATTGGTATTGACCATGGTCAGCTCATGACTTCTGATACGTACGAACGTGTTAAGAAATGTTCCCCGGAATTATTGAAACAAGTCAAGATTCCGGATAACGTGCATTTGACAGATGACATGATTGAGCATATTCGGGTACACTATCCAATCATATACGATAACATTTTCGGAGACGTATATGATGAGTTTGATGGCATCGCACCGTTAACTAGAGAAGATGCGATGACGACTGGCGATTTTGAAGATACGTATGAAGACGTGTTGACTAGAGAAAATGCGATGACGACTGGAGATTTTGAAGATATAAATGGACTAAGTTGCGTGACAGATACACCTCCACCAACACCACCAGCTCAACACAGTACGTGTACTGTAATTGATTTCTTGGACGAATTACAACACACACCGCTTCAAAATATCAAACCACTTATTGATAAGTACGATATTTATTATTCAAATAATCAATGCATAGCACGTATGACGCCATCTGATTTTGAATACATAGTAAATAAACACACGCGCGTCACTGAGGAACAATCGAACGTGTTGAAGTTGAAACCATCTACATATATTGTTGGTGATATACACGGTAATCGAGACGCTCTGTATAAGTCAATATGCGATGCAATCGACATTCTGATACAGATGTCACGCGACACGCCGGAATGTCCGGCCGATATAACAATATTATTCCTGGGCGATATTGTCGATCGTGGTCCGGCATCTATTCAATGTTTATTGCTCGTAATGATGTTGCAAATAGCGTTTCCGAAAAACGTATATTATATACGTGGTAACCATGAAACGCGTCGGATGGCTAGCATGATGGGGTTATTAGCACAGATCCGCTATATATATGATGAGCCGACAATTATATTCGATCATATTGTACGCGCGTTTAGTTACCTACCACTGTGTGCAGTAATTGACGGTAAAATATTCTGTGTTCATGGCGGTATTCCTCCAGATAATGTATCTATAAATGACATCGAACAGCTCGATCGCGTTAACTTAGGAGACGATACGTATGACTCATCTGTTGACGATCTGCACACGTATTGGAAGACACCATTAGCAATAGTATCGCGATTAATGTGGTCGGATCCTACTAAGATGCAGTATGATGTTGAATATGGAATTCCAAGTGATAGGAACCCCCCCGGATGTTATAAACTGCAAAATTATAACGAAACCAATTCAACAGATTTCCTGGAAAAGAATGATTTAATTGCAATTGTGCGCGGACACCAACTCACTCCGTCTGGATATGAATTTACGCATAGTGGTAAGGTCGTTACAATTCATAGCGCACCTGGAGTAATGCGTCCTACTGGAGTTGTAACATTATTTATAGGTGATATGAGCAATGGTATCGACCGTAGTATGTTGCGGTTCCTTTAAGTTGGTTTTACGTCATCAAAATAACGTAAGCCCATACAAAAAATTGATTATTCACATATATTATGATATAATTACATAATAATGTAATTCATTTTGTAATTATAATAAAATATCACTATGATTACTAATTTAATATATAGTGCGGATGATAACGTTTGTATAATGGGTACGCAATGTGATATACATATGCGTCGTGATATCGATCATCGATTATTCGTTGAAAAACAATGTGGTTATTCTATGTATGGTTATTGGCTATGCGAAAAAAGTGATCTGGAATGGATTTATGAACTTATTCAAAATAAGATACATGCACAAACAATAAGTGCATCTGAACAACATTTCACACAAATACAGTCGAATATCAGCAATTATTTTATTGTACAGCTTGGAACATCAATACTTGATAAAAACATACCATTGACACGTGATACATATCCGTTTAGCATACATCGCAAAATATTTACACAATTGCTAAATATCGTCGATACATACTTAATGTACGGAATTGTTCCAATAGAGTTGCATCCAGAAGATATTATCATAGATATTCGTAATAATATTTTATTGACCGATATTATCTACGAACCAAACACGGCTACTCATTCAATGCGAATGATTTTTTGCAACGCTCCTGAACGTATGTACGATGATCACAATAATGCCACAATATCATCCATGTCGTGGAATGTTGGTATGATAATGATTGTGATGCTTGACAATGGTATACAAAATAGAATAATTGGACGCACCAGCATTATAAAATATGTTATTAATTTGATTGGTGCACCTGATCAAGATGAAATATGTCATTTGGAATCGAATTACTTTTTAAGAGGTGTTGCTCGCAAGTTAATTCGAGAACAACAACCCAAACCAATCAACATTGGAGATATTAATGTCGATGGAATTGCTCCTACGCAACTTATGATACATGTTATGAAATTGCTTAAACATATTCCAGAATCACGCGAATTACCGCGCACATTAATACACGATTTAAAATTAGAATATAGCATCGATAGTCCATTATGTATGTGCACTGAAGAACACTATCGTTTTTTAAATAAGCGTATTAAGTTAACTATTTATACATTGTTTATAATAATGTACAGACTACATCCGTACTATGAAATGCGCGATTTGCTATTGTGTATTTACATGTATTATGTATAATTAGTTGTCATAATTAGCAAGTATAATCTACAAATATAATCTACAAATATAATTATTATGTTTGTAAATTATATAAAAAATGACGGATAGTTCGTTTATACAAATTAACGAAAGAGCTTATAAATATATACGTCAATTTACGATAAAATCTGTAGAAGATGCGTTTGTTGAACTAATAACAAATTCTGACGATGCATATGACCGAATAAACCAAACTAATAAGACCATTGATATTATTGTTAAAACACCTAATTACATAGCAGTCAGAGATTATGCATCGGGGCTCGATGGTGATGATATGGTTACATCGTTTTTACAGGTTGGTAATTATACATCGAGTGCTGATGCAAGAGGCTTTTTTTCGAGAGGAGCAAAGGACATATCGGTACTCGGTAATGTTACATTCCATTGCATAAAAGAGAATAAATATTCAAAATGCACAATTGATTCAAATGCATATACCAAGTTGCATTTTAAAAACAATCCAGTCACTAAACAAATTCGAAAAAATCTAAATATACCTGAGAATGGTGTATTAGTAGAGCTCGATATAACGGAAAATTACAACATACCATCATTCAATGACCTATCTCATAATTTAGCTAATTTATATTCCATAAGAAATATTATGTCTGATATAAATACGCAAGTAAATTTATTTTACAACAATGTAAAATCTATACAACTATCATATCAATATCCTAAAAGTGAAAAACTACTAGAGCTAGTATTTAATGTACCCGGATATAATAAAGAGGCGAAGTTAGAATTATATAAATCAGATGAACCAATGCAACTTAAAAAAATGGATAAATACAATTCGTGTGGTATATTAGTACATAGCGGTAAAATAATACACGATATCACATACTTTGGTGGTAAATTTAGACAACATCCCGATATTGTGTATGTATGGGGAAAATTAACATGTGACTATATAAATGAGTCAATACACGAATTAGATCAAGGATTCGTATCACCACAAAACCCATATATAATAATAGATCCATCGAGAAACACTGGATTGAATATGGCTCATCCGTTTGTTAAAAAACTGTACTCAATTCCAGCACAGAGATTAGAATATGTTTTACTAAAATTAGAAAGTACGTCTGAGAAAAAAATAGTATACATTGAAAAATTATCAGAGTTAGTTAAGAGCATGAACCTGCTAGGGCACAACTTAATAAAAGGCGAGAACATAAATAAGGCATTTATTCCGTCTGAACATGGCAAATTAATAAAAGGTATACAATCAAATCGCGGTAAATTTGTCACAGTTGAGAAAAATTATATGCTTTACTATGATTTCATTAACAAAAATAAAACACAAAATATAAATAGACCATCCGAAAAAACGCAAATTTTCAGTACTAATGAAACTGGAGATGGCGACGAAATTGCACTATATAACTACGTAAGAGGAGATTTAGTAGATAATGCTCCCGAAGGAGAAAATATTTATCAATCGCTCAATGATATAGATTTCGAAGTAGTATTTGTTAAAGATAAGCCAGATACATATCGATATAAGATAAATAAAATCGGAAATACAATTATTCTTAGTCTTAATTTAAATGATCAAGTTGTGTCAAGTTTCGTTAATTCGGATGTTGAAAATATAAACGATATTAATGATAGCAAATCATATGTATTATTAGCGGAACTGTTTGTCGAGGCGTTTTCCAGATTAGTTTTAGAATATGGAAATAACGATAATTCAAACGAATTAGATTCTATGAGTTATGGTAGCACATTAAATAAAATTATGTACGAATATGAAGAAAATGTTAAGAAGATTCAAATTGATATTTATAATGCAATGCATGATTATATCAATTCATAAAAGATCGATTATTATGCATCCATTCTTCTTCAGGACGGTCATATGTATTTCGATCAATAACCGCATTTAGTATATGCGCATGTAAATCATGCTTATCGTACTCGTTTTTCAAGCATCGTATATCTTTTGGAAAACAAGTACCACCAAAACCCATTTTTCCATCGTGACCAGGCACGTGTGTATGTGACTCATTAATACGCTTATCCATCGTCGCGTATTGTCGCACATGTTCATAATTAATATTTATTTTATTACATAATTCATATATTTCATTACAAAATGCAACTTTTGTTGCTAAAAATGAGTTGCGAAAGTATTTTATTAATTCAGCTTCTTTGTTTGGCAACAAAACAATCGAATTATACTTTATTTTATTATTATTATACGCTGTATCTATTAGAAATTTAATTTTTTCTTTAAATACATAACAATCATCTAACATACCAAATATCCAGTGTTCGTTATTTACAAAATCATTCTCATAATTTTTCTCGGTTAAAAATTCAGGCATGAAATAACATTTTAACTTATCACATGTCCCGGGAGGGACAGTAGAGCGGATTACAACAAAATTTATATAGTTTATTTCCCTTAACTTATTCATAATACTTTCTATAATGCTTATATTACACTCATTGTTGGCGGTCGTTGGTGTTGGTACGCTAATAAATAATATTTCGCAATCTATTAGTTCATCTATGCAATTTACAGTTGATTTTGTTTCATCTACATCATATATTAAAATATCAATGCCTTTGCATTTTAACAATGATGTTGCTTGACCAACAAATCCGTAACCAATTATACCGATTAGCATTTTATATGTTTACAATTTAAAAAAATAAAAAGAATAATAATATAAACAATGTTTATTGAATGTATTGTTATAAGTGTATTTGTAACACTATTTATTGGTTTTAATGTATGGATTCATTATAACGATATACATAATCCAAAGGCAATGCAATATTATACAGTATAATACCTATTCACTATATCATAAATAGTATAGACAAATGATATAATGAGAATAGCTATATTATTAACTGGTTTACTAACTAGAAAACTCGTCGATGTTCGAAAATCATCAGGCGCACAGGGGGTACACCAATATAACGCAATGTTTGAACAATATAATAAAATTAAGCAACATATACCATTTAAAATATTGTTAAATGAATTTTTTAGATTTGATTTAACAGCGTTTCATATAATCAATGCTTATAAAAAACATGACGTATGTGTATTTATAGTTGTTAGTGACACATATGTTGATAATATATACAGTAATATTATACGCGATAAACTATTTTATGAAGATCGATTTAAAAATAAATTAAAAGGATTTTTAGTTATAAAAGATGATAATAAACACTTAAAAAATCCAAGTTTTTTTTATCAGTTTAATAAACTAAAATTATGCTTTGATATGGCATCGAAATATATGAGCGATAATAATACTAATTTCGATATGTTTATACGGCATAGAACTGACGGTATTACAATACACGATAACATATATAACACATGTTTGTTTAATTATAACAAATCTCAATTAATACATCCAATTATCCCCGACAAAAAAATATGTATAAAAAAAATATTTGACGATATGTATATTACAAATGATTTTAGATTACCAAATGTTATTAAAAACACTATATATGTCCCGGGTGTAAATAAAAAAAGAATATTGAATAACAAAATGATATTACAAAAATTCACATACCCCAATAAAATCGATCTTAATGATTTTTATGAGAAATATAAAAAATGTACTTTAGAATATTTATTTGACCATTTTGCAATTGGTGATTATGAATCTATGAAAATATATTGTGATGTTATTAATAATTTGCGCGATCCTGATCCGAAATATATTAAAAATGGCACAATTAATGAAATGCAGTTATTGCGCCACTTAAAACATAATAACGTTAATATAACAAGGGTTATGGAGTGGATGCATGTGCATTATTAAATTTATTATACATGGATATAATGCAACTCCATAATGAATTAAAAAAGGCATGTGAACAGCATATTATCACATTTGAAAAAATAACAAACGACGAATTCTATTACCCATGTAATATTAGTTTTTCATCACTGTTTGTATATTATGTATTGCACCATTATTATAAAATTAATGTTGTAATTTGCTATGGCCTTGATAATCGTTCATTGATGTTAAATAAATTATTTGGTGATGATGTGATTATTAAAAATGAAATAACAAATATAACAAACGAAATCGATAAATACAGTGATGTATGCATATCATTATTAATAAATGCACCACAATCAATAAATGTTCAGCATTTATTAAATTACATGTGTACGAATAAACGCGTAATTTTTGGTTTATTTTACGGAAATGGATACTATGTACATAACAGCAAATATGCATTTGATAACAATAATATATTTAGCAATTCATGTATATCAACACACAATGAATTGTTCCAAACATATTGTTATTTAGATAAAAACCGATTCAAATTAAATAATAATAATGATATATTAACAATTCGAAATATTATGGGCGATTATCCATTAAACCGTCTATGCATTGCGTACATTAATACAAAATCATACGCAACAATAAGTGTATGCATTCCAGTTGTTCCATATCATTTAAAATATTTACCAGAGTTATTAGACAGTATAAATAGTCAAACATATAAAGCACATGAAGTAATTATTGCACTAAGCGGAACAACTGAACAACAATGTAATTATATAAGTAATGAATTTAAAAAAGCGTTTATGGACATAAACTTGATATTTACACATCATGTAAGCAAACAACGTATTGGTTTAAATAGAAATCGATCAGCTAAAATAGCAAGTGGTGATATAATAACATTTATGGATCCAGATGACATAATGCATGTAAATCGATTAGAATTAATTATGGATGCGGTGAACAAATTAAACGCAAAATGCGTATTACATGGATACATTAAAAATAATATAAACTTATCATATTTTAATAACAATTTTAATTTAAATAACATTAATATCGAAAATACAAATGTTATTAACGAATTAACTAAATCAAGATTTGATAGCATACAAAATAAAAATGATCCAAAAGAATATTGGTTCGATAAAAGATATATACATGGACAACCTAGTTTTGTTAAAGAATTCTTTGATTCATTCGATGGAGGGTATTGCAATGAAAAACGTGGATCAGATGTTATATTTTTAAACAAAGTTTTAAACATATGTAGTAATAACGATATGGTATATTTAGACGCACCATTAGTTAATTATATGTCGATTAGATCAACTAAACAATTATCATATGATGATATTCATTCTTACAAATATATATCGGATGACCCGGATGTTACAGAATTAAAAGAAACAAGATATATTAACTTGATACTTTAATAATATTTTAATAAATGCTTACATTTAGGGTTATTAAACAATTTTAATATTGCATTTATATATGATTGTTTTATAGTGCGTATATCTTCACTGTAATATTCATTTTCAATAATTATTGTTCCATCGTCACTATTTATATATATATCAAAGCATCCTATCATTACTTTCTTATAAAGGTCTATTACTATAAATATACGATAATTAATATCCATTATGTCTAATGTACCATTATATACAATACCAAACTTAGCTAAATATTTAATGTACTCACTAATACACGATTCGTTTACTTTTTTTAAATGTTGATATCCAGACAAAAACACGCGATTGGATGATGTTCCATATTGAAACATATATGCACAATCGCATACAAATCCAGTATTAATATGATATAATGGATCATATATACGACTCCATTTAATTGGATAAAATAATTTACTCGGTATAATTGTTAATGTAAAATTATTTTCAACTAGTTTATTTAATAACATTGGTCCAGTTAATACGTGCACTTCTGTTGATTGTCTAAGTTGTTCATATTCATCTTTGATTGAATATAAATAATCAATTAAATACATCAAGTTAATATGATTTTTCGAAGAACCAATCACACCATTTGTTATAAAATCTTTTTTTGGTTGTTTTGCTGCGAAAAAATTAGTTTTTTTAGATTTTTCTAAGATATCGTCCAAATTCTTATTATTTAACCAAAAACTATCCGCATCTATATACACACCACCATATTGGTTAAGTATCTCTAGTCTAAGTATATCTGATTTACCGTAATATGTTTCCTCTTTCTCAAATATTTCATAATTTTTCAAATTTAGCTTATATATACTATCATTGGTCCATAATATATATTTCCATTCTGGATACATATTAATATATCCGTATCTCCAACTATCTATGTATATATAAGGTGGCTCACGATCACCTATCCAAATCTGATGAATTATTTTATTTATTTTTCCAGACATTTTTCTTAACTTGTAATAATGCCTGATTTATATTTATACAACATACATATAAATTAATATTGACTACATGATTACATTGCGCGAATATGAACGTATATGTGATTCATATTTAGATGAATTTATTAATTTAACGAAAAATGAAACATATATGCCTAAAGGTATATATTTTTCTGGATTGTTTGCATTTTGTGCATTATGTAAACATTATAACATTGATACTATAATAGATAGTGGTACAGGTAAGTATGGATTTTCTTGCAAAATATTTGCAAAGTTATTTCCAACTGCACATATTTACACTATTGATACACATGAATTGTATAATAATTTAGATGGAATTAAAAGTATATTATATGGCCATAACAATATAACATTTATTACTGGTTATAGCCAGGACGTTATACCAAATGTAATGAACACATTAACAAATAAACGAGTAGCTATAATGTATGATGGTCCTAAAGGAAAAAACGCACATTTAATTCAATTAGCACTATCTAAATACAACAACATATTATTCACTGGATATGATGACTGTGGTAATAATATGTATACGCGTGATTCACATAATTATATGTTGAAACAACAATATTTAGCATTTTCAGATGGTGATTGGTTTTACGATCGGTATGGTTTTGTGGATAGACATGTTGCAATATATAATGACAACACTAAGTCAATACATAATATTCGGATAATAAATCAAAAATATCCAAAAGGACCCGGTGTTTGCATTATACAACATCAATGATTGATTTATTGCATTCGTTTACTATATCTATTTTTTGCAATTATATTCATTGGCGTATCATTATTATTTATTATCAACTGTTTTGCATTTTGTATTGTTGTTAAATTGGCATTATATGCCCATTTACGATCAGCAATTAATCCAGAATATGATGCCTTATTAGCATAACTACTTAGTAACATATTAAATCGACCAGGTTGAGTGTTGTACTCATTAACGTTTTCAAATGTAAGTGTATATACCAAATCATCAGTATCTGTAAATGATACTGTATATTTATTTCTAACCAAATCGGGGATTGTATGTCCTTGTTCTTCTCGATGCATTTCTATGCACGCGCCTTTGAACTTCAACCGGCAATCGTAACAGTAGCTATTTCCTTTTTCATTAAATGCCAACGTTTCTTCATTTACAGTAAATCCATTATTTTCAATTATCGAAACAGCTTGACCACGCCAACCTAAATTAACATGTAGTCGTTTATTTTTATACGATATATATATTTCTTGCATGTATTTATTATCAGCCCAATGTGCAATACCATTTCCAATTTTACCATTGATTATAATTCGATCATTATTTACACAATTATCGAACAGACGTACAAATGTATAATTTTCATCATAACAATATGTTTCTTTGCACAATGTAGATATATATGGATCCCCCGCAACACCCGTACTACCTATACCACCAGATCCAAACTGAATTTCCCATACGCCCGCATATGGTGTCACTCCGCCAGTTGGTCTTGTTGTACTTGCCAATCGTACTATTGAATTAACAGTTGAAGTTGAACCTTCATTACTATTAATCGTGTATGTTGGAGTAATTGTATAGTATTTATCACTACCAGAACCAGTTGTTGCGTCGCTACCACATTGATCGACCGTTGAAAAATTCATACTACCACTTCCGTCATAATTTACTTTAAATACGCTTACTGCATAATGATTACTAGTAGAGCCTTTAGTAGTATCCGCAAGCAGAACGATATCGCCGGAATCATCTATGTGAAAATTATTTAGATTGGAATCATCATCGAAACCTATTATAATGCGCCCATTCGCAGCTAATGTTACATTGCCATTATCAGTATCATTTGTCACATCTCCGACCGATGCTAAATCGCCTAACATAAACTCAGCAACTACATTAGTTGAGTTATACGACCCATCGAAGTAATACGTTGTTAAATGGAATTGATAATATTCGGTCCAGTCGCTCATTAAACTTATTTGACTATCGCTATTATTAAACAATTCAACAGCCCATTTATAACCACCAGCCGTTATATTACTAATGGCACCGCTACTTGGAACAAGTGTATTACCACCGGTTATTCTTTTACCATCATCATTATTGTCGGAATTATATCTATTATCATTTATTGATGCAAATGTTAATGTGTTATCCCCTGTTGTTTCTGCTGTTTTATACACAACAAATTCATCTATGAATATATTACCGGACATTATATATTATATATTATTTAAGCATAATAAAATATTTACTTACTGTTGATATTAATTAATTATAAATTATAAATTTATTTGCCAATTAAACATATATAATAAAATGAGTCGCATCGTTTTTGGATCTGGACATAAATGCACATTCAATAAACGATTACAACATATAACAACGCACAAAGTTAGTAATGAAAATAATGAGAATATTAATAATACAAACATTCCACAAGAAACAACAGTTACAAAGACAATTACAAAAACAACAACTACAGTTACGGAGCCGACCATAACAACCGTAACAAAAACAGTATCGAAACAAATAATAATGACTGAAAAACCAATACCAGTACCACAACAACCAGTACTGCAAGAAAAACAATCAAATGATGATAATAATACGCATGATAACAATCATACTAATGATAACAATCATACTAATGATAACAATGTTTTATTAATTGTCGATACAAAAGGATGGGCATGGGATATTAAAGCACATTATATTAAAAAATATTTACCACAATACAATATTGATATAGTGTATACTAAAGATGAACCAAAATATGATCCAAGTTATCATAATTATACGAATTATAACGTAATTCATTCATTTAACTGGATGTTCAATATTGAAAATGTAACGAACGATGAATTTATAAATTATACATGTGGAGTATCTAGTCATTCTTTTGAATTTGATTCGAAAATTATTAAAAATTTTGATAATTATAAGGGAATTAGTTGCGTATCACCGTTGATTTATAATCGTTTAGAATGTTCCAAGATAAATAGCAGATTATACCATTGCTTTAACGGTGTTGATACCGAATTATTTAAACCGATTAGAAGTAAAAAACATCTAGATAAACTTGTGGTAGGATGGGTAGGTCAAGATTGTAAAGGAAAAGGATTTGATTGGCACGGAATATGTATATTAAATAAGATAAAAAAATACTATGAAAATAGTAAAGATGTCATGTTTGTTGTACATACCGCTAAGTATAACAGTCCTAATAAAATCAGATTTGAAGATATGCCAGAAGCAATATATTCAAAAATAGATATTATGATACATACCGGATTATCGACAGGTACACCTAATCCTATATTCGAGGCAGCTGCATGTGGTAAATATTTAATAAGTACTGATATAGGATGTATATCTGAACTAATTACATCAAATACATATGGTACAATAATACCAATATCTGAAAGTAATCGACGTGGAAATATTAAGGATAATGACATTGAAAATATTGCAAATCAATTTATTGAAGCAATCAATACATTTACATATTTTGATTATCGATCATTTTTCACAGATTTTTCAAATATAATTTATGAACATGTTAAACATAATTGGTCATGGGAACATCGAGCATACCAATGGATACCTATATTCGAAGATTTTAAAACGTATGATTCTAATTTCATATTAAATACTCAACAAAATAAAATTACATCGAAAAACCATTTTTATCACAAATACCCAGCATTTAATATGCATTATATTATTAATGCAAATAATACATTAGTATCACGCAGTGAAGATTTTTGTTATCTGTATAGAAAAATTATTAAAAATAATTGCAAAATGCAGTTTAAACAAACACCATTAAAAATTTCAATATCACATAAACCAACATATTCTGCATATGGTGGTGGTAATAATTTTATATGGTATATGGATAGATTTTTAAAAAGCCGTGGAATTAATGTACAATATACATTGGATAATAATGATATTGATATAATATTATTAATTAACCCTATTGGAAAACAAGGAAAAATCGATGTATATGCCCTTGATGAAGCATTGGATTATAAAAAGAACATTAATAAAAATGTTAAAATAATATTAAGAGTAAATAACACATCAATTGCTAGACACAGTACAGTATTTACAGACGAGCGCGTATTAGATGCAATTCAAAAAGTCGACCATAATATATTTGTTAGTAACTGGTGTTATGATTATTATAAAAAAGTAGGATATTGTAATGATAATTATGATATAATTATTAGTGGGGTTGATACGAAATTATTTATGTTTAATAAAAAATACGACGATATAAATAAATTAGATCAAATAAAATTAGTTACTCATCATTGTTCTACGAACAATAATAAGGGTAAAAGTACATATGAATATATTATTAACAATATTCATAAATATGATAATATTACGTTTACGTATATTGGAGATTGTGATTTCGAATCAAATGATAAAGTCAACGTGATTAAATTATGTGATAGATACAAAATAAGCAAAGAGTTGCAAAATCATAATATGTATATATCGGCTAGTAAATTTGAAAGTTGTCCCATGCATATATTAGAAGCATTATCTGCAAAATTACCTGTAGTATACAATAGAAATTTAGGGGGCGGGACGGAAATTATATATAAATATGGAGCTGGGGTATTATATCGAGATGTTGAAGATATTTTTGATAAAATATTAATGATAAATGAAACATATAAACAATACAGATCAAAAATAAAAAGGGATATTATTGATTATAATAACATTTTCGAAAAATATTATATCCTTTTCCACAAAATGATAAACTAACATTTTCGACACCAATCTCCCAAATGACGTATTATATCATGATTTGTTATTATCGTATATAATTTCCAGTTATCAAAATGCTCTTGTACAGTTTTATCATTTTGATTTTCAGAGACTTTAAAAAAATATTTGATTTTTTCTCGAAGTTCCCCTTCTGTTCCAGTGTGATATATTTCCTTAGTTGCTTGTATACGTGGAATATATATTGTTTTTGAATAATTAATATTTTCAAAATGAGGTGTATTATCATATAACATTTTGTGGGAATATTTAACATCATTATATTGATATTGTTCTGCCGAATAATTTGCGTTCGTCATTGCTTTTATAATTGCATTTATATTTTTCATTGATTTATAATAGTTAGTTATCGACATATATCCAATATCATGCATTTGCATTATTGTGATAATATCGCGCGTATTTAGTTTTGAAACAAATTCCCAATCATGTTCTAAAAATAAAAAAAAAGGTGTTGTGCAATTATTTACAAATTCGAAATAATTTTCTCTAAATGAACATTTACTATTTTGCTCTATAATAACATTTATATTTAATTCACGCAGTTTTAATGACATCTTTATTAATTGTTGGAAGTATATATCAAAATGTTCATTACCAATACTACTATTATCAATATATACGTAATAATTACATAGCCCTAGTTGATTATTACATGATAATATAGTTTTCATCATCATTTCATGATCCGTATAATATTGGATTTTATTTACATTTGGCGGTTCCCAATAATTTATATTGTTAATATTCGATTTTTTTGTAATATTTAATTTACCTAAATCAATTAAATGTGTTGGTATGTATACTGAAACAAGTTCATTTATGCATGGCTGATCGACCATATTGATGTTATGATAATATATATATATTATATATACACAATGCAAATATATATTCGGAGTGAGGAATTATTACAATCCGGATGGACTGAACAATGGATATGTGATAGATTCAAGGATGAATTTTCAAACAATAACCGTGATATTGTAACAAATTCATTTGACAAATCAAATATAGTTTGGTTACTGGCTCCATGGAATGCAAAAGATATATTGCAAAAAATAAAATACAGTGATAAAATAATTATAACAACTGTCCATCATTTTGTCCCACAAAGTAAAATACACTATGAATTGAATGAAATTTTAAAAAAAACACATATACTACATGTTATCTCAAACAAAACAATAGATACACTAAAACAACAATTTAAAGAAGTCCCGTTTCATAACAAACCAACTATATATTGTCCGTTCTGGATTAATGAGAATATGTTTTATGATTTAGATAAGTCAACTATGCGAACTAAATATAATATACCAATAAATAGTTTAGTAATTGGATCTTTTCAAAAAGATACTGAAGGCAATCCATGGTATACATGTAATGAATGTACATATAGTAACTGGCTGTATAGAAAAAATGAAAAAAAAAGATGTGAAAAATGCAAATTTGCATTGTACCCAGAAAATATAAAATATGTTGTCAAAAACGAAAAAGGTGCAGATATATTTATCGATATTATTAATAAATATTACGCTAATAATCCCGATCTCATTGTTCTATTAACCGGTACGCGACGTGAATATATAATGCATGAGCTGAACAAAAATAATATTAAATATTTATATTATGAACTTATTGACACAGTTTCGTTAAACGAATTATATAATTGCTTAGATTTGTACATAGTATCATCGCGAATTGAAGGAGGACCACGTGCAATTTTTGAATGCGGATTAACAAAAACACCTATCGTTTCAACTGATGTCGGATATGCTACAGAAATATTAAATCCACTATGCATTTTTGATATGAATGATATTGATACATTTAAAAATACGCAAACCGATGTTGAATATGTATACAATAAATGCATTCAATTAACTATTTCAAAACATATGACATTATTTGTTGATAATATATCAAAACATGTTTCAAGTATTATTAAAAATAACACGCAAAATAGTATATTTAAAACGAATATGATTCATAGATGTACTATATACAAATCATTACACAATCTACAATATGATTATATTAAAACGTTATTTAAAAACATAGAGATTAGTAACTCACTTAAGAGACATGCGAATAGCAATACTTTTAAAATAATGTACTTATGTAACATAAAATATTTTTTATTCAAAATGTCTCGAATTAGGTTCCATAATATAATCGCATTGTCGAATATTAATGATGTCGAGTTATATTTTTCTGGAATAGGTTGGCATAATTATAATAATAAATTAACAGTTTTAGATAATATTAAAAAATGGAACATTGATTTTAACGCGGTAATATCATATAAGCCACTTGAAATGTTGGAATATAATCAAATACCGCAGTACAAGTGCATACGATATAATGAAATGTGGGATAGTGTATGGACAATGCGTGAAATATTGGATAGTGGTAGTAATTTAGTAATATGTCATCATAAAAATGATGAAGAATCATATCATAAAAAGACAGTCGGAATTATTCCAATTGGCATAAAATATATAGGACATTGTTCGAATAATAATATATTTAAAAATTATACGAAATTCGAGGATAAAGATATTGATGTATTAATGATTGGTGTAATATCTGAAAAAGTGTATCCGATTAGACATCGGCTATATAAATTATTATTTGGAAAATCTGTTCCTGATAAACTTAGTAAATATAATTTATATCATTATAAGCATGTCGGATATAAAATCGATACCGCATATAACGATCAACAAATGATTGAGTTTGCGAAAATAATATCAAGATCTAAAATATGCATAGCATGCACATCTATATATAAATATAGATTGGGCAAATATGTTGAAATCGCAATGGCGGGAACAGCCATTTTAGGTGATTTGCCATATGAAGATACATATTCATTTGATAAATTTATTATAAATATTGAAAATGATACAGATGATAATATTGTTGATACAATAGATTATTATCTAACACATACCGACGAGTTGATTGAAAAAATTAATTATGGATTATTATGGAGCACTTATCATGAAACACAGATATATGCAAATAATTTGTATTATTTATTAAAACACAATTCATATATGTACAATGAAAAACTAAAACTTATTAATAAATATATGTCGCTTGATAATTTTGATTTAATTAGTACACCGCTTAATTATAATTTAGAATATGCTATTACACAAACACGATCACCAAACGATATACATAAAATACTTAAGTTATCTACTCATGATAACGAAGCTATCAATAAAATTAAAATATTGCGTAAAAATGAATTCATATTAACAAAATGTGATCGAGATAAGCGATTATCCGAACATTTATTATATTTAATAGACAATATACCCGAATTATTTATGCAAAAACCGAATAATAAATACGTTGTTGATTTAGGACCAGGGCAAGGTGAAACATTAGAAATAGCACGCCTTCTTGGATATAGTGTACTTGGATATGATGCAACAATATCAGATTGTGAAATGGGAGATGATTATATTAATTATAGCAACTTAATGTCGAAATGCCAGCAATTAAACATCGTATACAATGGTTTTGAAAATTACAAAATAGAATTAGATGATAGTAGTACATGGTTTGTTAATTCGAGGGGATCAATTGAACAGATATTTAGAGATCATTTATCAGGTGTCCCACATAAAGTGCATCATAAAGCTAGTAAACTAGCTTGGATAGATAATAATGATACATATAACGCGTTTATGGGATTTATATTAGAATGTGAGCGTGTATTATGTGAATATGGAATATTAATGATATTTGGGAATGGGTCATCTGACCCAGATAATACGTATTATAATAAAATGATTATCGACATCGTAAACAGTGTAAATAACTTAGAAATTATTTACACTGATTACAAAACAGCACATAAAATTAGAAAAAGAACCAAAAAAATACTACTGATATCCGAATCAAATAATAAAACATATATGCAGGATAAATTATTATTTCACGAAATTAATATATCAGATTACAATAAATCTATACATAACACCAGTAACTACGATAATATATATTCAACACTTTCCATAAAAGATTCTGGATTAGATGTGCTCGATGCAAATAATATATATAGAGATTATTATTATCCATCTACTAATTTATACAATATTACAGTAACTAGACTAAATAACATATTTCGTGAGCAATATATAGTACCTAATAAAAAGGTATTATTAATATGTGATATTATTAATTGGGCATGGGATTATAAGGCGAAATCGATACAAAAATATTTGACAACTTATGAAATAGACATAAAATACATTTGTAATGAGCCATATTATGATTATAATGTAGATAATTTTGACGTGTATGATATTATATTTACGTTTTGTTGGAACATGCGATTACCACCTTACATTAATAAAATGGGATGTGGTGTATCCAGTCATAATTTCGAAGCAAAACATTATGATATTGCAATAAAAACATTACCGCAATTCAAAGCAATATCATGTGTTTCACCAATAATATTAAATAGATTAACTAAATTCAACGACAATTTATTCCAAGGATATAATGGTGTCGAAGAACGTGTTTTTTATCCAATTAGAAGCTGTGTTAATATTGATAAACTAGTTATTGGATGGATTGGACAAAATATTTCTAAAAAAGCAAATGCTAAAGATGCACATGGTATCCAAATACTCAATAATATAATTAAAAGATTTGAAAATAACGACAACGTAATATTTAAAACGATGTGTAAAAATAGTGATTCTACTGACAAAATACCATATAAAGATATGCTTATGGAATATTATCAACATATCGATGTAATGATACACACTGGTATTATGACAGGTACACCCAACCCAATGTTTGAAGCGGCATCAAGTGGAAAGTATTTAATCAGTACTCGTATAGGATGCATTAGTGAATTAATACATGATGGAATTAACGGCAATATAGTTGATATATTCGATCATAATTATTTGGGTCAATTAAGCGACGATGATATTGATACAATAGCTTCATTATTTGAGAAACATATTAATAATTTGCTATGCAACAATACTAACGAAATATTAGAAAACGTATCAAAATACAACCGTGAACTAATATTAAAAAAATGGACGTGGAATTATCGTATAGGTGATTGGGTTAGTTTATTTGAGTTTCTATATGATCATTAACATACTGCTCTGCATCAAATATTCCAGTTATTTTTCCGCAATTTATTGATATTATTCTATCTGTTGATGATATATTACAACATCTATTATCAACACTCCCGAGTATAATAGGTTTTGTTTTTAGGGATGTAAAATACGATACATACTTAAATAATTTGTTAAAATTTGGTACGTATTTATGTATCTCGCGTTCCATATTTTCTATGCAACTATTTATTTCATGTTGCGTTGGTTCATATTCGATGACATCCGTTATATTTATTGACTTTTTCATTGGAGTATATGCAACGTGCGTAAGCGTATATGAATTAGATTGTTTATCTCTTAGAAACAGTGACGGGAATGATCCATCCATAATAGTTATACAATCTGCATCAAATTCTCCTATTTTTTCATATACCATCGATATTGTATATTCATACATATAATCCCGTATATCATCAAATAATTTCAACTGTCCATATGTGCAATTTATTAAAATGTCACATTCGATATCATTATTAACAATAACGTTATTTTCTAATTCACATACATCATATACAGCATAATTACACATTATTGTTGCGCGTGTTAATAACCTTTTAAAATGTTCTTTTGCATTATTATGGTTTATCAACTTCTCATTTACTTTTATTAAATTCTCAGCAGTGTTCGTTAGCAACGTATTTTCGCAAATTGTGAATTGATATTGTTCATACGTGTATATATGAACATATGTATCATAATCGATGTTAGATTCATTTGATATTGCATAATAATTTTTATCTATATTATCAACGACATCCGCATACTCACTAATAAATTTTACAAAATTATTATAACACAATTGTCTTGTTTTATAGCATCGTGGGTAATGAAAACCTAAATGCAATCTATTTTGATTATTGTACGATGAACCCGCAAATATATCGTTGTTTTTTTCTAAAATTATTACGTTATGCTCATATTGTAATTTAGATGCAATATGCAATCCATACCATCCACTACCGATTATGACTATTTTCATAAAGTTTTATATTATGCATATACATAATATAAATGACAACGAGATGTTTAGTTGGTTGTAGTGGGGTTATTGGCAAAAACTTAAGAAATCAATTAAAATTTGATGATTTATATAATAGTACAAATATTACTGATTTAGCAAATAAAACATATAATGAAGTATATTTAGCATGTTTACCGGCAACAAAATGGCTAATAAATAATAATCCTGTACAAGACTACGCAAATGTTATGACGATAATAAATATACTAGATACCGTATCATGCGATATGTGTGTATTAATATCAACTATTGATGTTTATCCGAATAGAAATGAGCATTTTGATGAATCATCTAATATACAATGGAACGAGCATATAACATGTTATTATGGATATCATCGGTATATATTTGAGCAATATATATCATCCAGATTCAGTAATCACATTATTGTTAGATTACCAGGAATATATGGAAAGTACATTAAAAAAAATGTTATATATGATATGATAAATAATAACAATATTGATTGCATAAATATACACTCATCATTACAATGGTATTTTATAGATGATTTATATAATGACATTTCATATTACATTTACAAAAAATATAAGGTAATTAATTTATTCACAGAACCAGTGTCCAACCAAACTATATGTACTAAATTTTTTCCACATATTATTAATAAAATGGTATGTTCAACAAATAATATTATTACGTATGATATGTGCACAAATAGCCATGAAAAAAAGTACATATATGATAGTGATATGGTGCTACATAAAATGAGCGCTTATTTGAAAAACATACATAAAGCATATAACAATAAATATATATTTACAAACATATCGTGGAACAGCGACGAGTCGTCATATATATTTAACATGTTTGCTGAGCACAATATAAATAATATTGAGATAGCGCTTACTAAATATGCACCATGGGATATGCTCAGTGACGATTACATTCAACACATTCACCAAACATTTAATGAAAAGAAAATTAATATATATTCATTACAGGCTATATTATATGGACTTAATTATAACATATTTTCAAGCGATAATGTTGAAATGATATCACATATCGAACGAGTCATTCGATATGCTAATATGCTTGGTTGTACATTAATAGTGTTTGGTTCCCCGAAAAATAGACTAATACCTAATAACATGTCATATAATGATGCATATGAAATGGCATGTGTGTTTTTTAAAAAAATAAATGATATCGCGAAATCACATGATATTATTGTTTGCATAGAACCGAATTCGAAGCAATATGGTTGTAATTTTTTACATAATATGGAACAAACATATGCATTTGTAAAGTATATTAATACAACCAATGTTAAAATGATGGTTGACATTGGAAACATATTGATGGAAAATGAAAATATTCATGACATACTAAAATACATAGATGAAATAAAACATATTCACTTGAGCAATGTTTATTTAAGTTCGATAAACAATGATAATATGAAACATAATATTATATCCAATATTATTAATAAAATTGATGTTGATCACATAACAATTGAAATGAATAGTTGCTCAAATAACATACATAATATATATCAAACAATTAATTTGATATATAATGAATATAATTAATTTATTAATTGTTCAATAACATCGAAAATGTATTTTTGGTTATATATATCATCGACGTTGAGTATATATAACGTGCGATTAGCATCACAATAATATAAACTATTATACATACGCAACGTATTTAGTTCCCAGCCATAACCGGAGTGACATAACATAATTACGATTGCATTTTTGTTGAAGAAATATTTATTGATATATGAAATAGTTCCCCATGATGTTAATATAATTGATGCAGTTTGCAATAAATATATGATATTTTTAATATCATCACTCATGTCAATATTATGGTATCCATATTGCTTTGATAAGTCGAGTACGTCAGTGTAATCATATGACTTATTTGGTGTATTTGATGTATAATTATTTGTCTTAACTAAGCAAATTTTAAAATGTTGCTTTAAATTGCGTATATCAGCCATACTATATGATATATTATCGTAACATTTGTCTAAAAATAAACGCAATCGGGGAGATATATATGGCGGATGAGCTTGTTTTTTAAATTCATATACTATTTCATTATTGATTAACATATTACATATTTTACCATCATCGATTTTCTCTAGCGTATTGAGCTCATTATAAAAATCCCTTCTAATATGGTTTTCTGTAGTGTCAATATATATTTTATTGTAATAATAATATTGATGTGGTTCCGTAAATGTTATTTTGTATATATATTTCGAAACTAAATCTAAAAGTGGTTTAGCATATTTATAAACTGGTTTCGGTATTACTAATTCGCATTTTAAATTTAATACATCCATCATGTACAACGACGATACAATAGAGTGAAATACACTGCCTGGATATATTCCTTTTGACTGTACATACATACATGTATTACGATGTATTGCACTTTGTGTGTTGTCGATTTTTTGTATTGCAATTGTTTGTCTATTGTTATGCATAGTATATACATTTTCCAAAACGCGATACGTTATTTCATTTATATTTTTATTTACGACATTTTGTATACTTGTTTCATATGATTGATCCAGTACATCATTTATATTAATAAGTCCGGTCATTATATTATAATAGTACATTTACTTTTTTTTAATTATAGCAATCGATTCACGAACATTATTTAAAATATCAGATGAGTACCACCAGCTTTTTTTTCCAGATATTGGGGTTGGATAGAAAAATTCAATATTCTCTACATTATCTTTAAAATACGCTTTATCATCATCATCCATTTGATTCGTTATTAATTCGCTTGTTTCCATAAATATTTTAAGGAAATTGTACGTATCGTGTTGCGTCTGTACTCGGTTAAATCTATTTAGTCTAAGACAATGTAAATCTTCAATTATATAATATCCGCCTTTATTTAATAATTTGAAAAGCTTTCCGAGTGCGAATTGTTGATCTTCTTTTCGATGTGATGCATCATCTATAATAATGTTAACTGTATTTGTTATCATTGTAACATTATCTATTACGTACTCAATACCATTAAATTCCTCATATGGTTCTTCTAATATTTCTATGAACCGACGTTTTAAATCATCATTGTTGTAAAAAGATATACTTGCTTTTAGTAAATGTACATTAGGATACATATTAAATTTATTTACCATCATTGAATATAAATCATTACTCACATCTTGAATAGACTTACCGTCGTGTTTAAATTGACGCGCAATTTGTTGTTGTAATAATGAAATATCGAATAAGAACGGAGATAATCCATCGCTACGATTTGATTGTGTATTTTCATTATTCATATCAGATATCATTTTATCATTGAATTTATTAATTTCACTTCTTCTGAACTTTTTTAAATTATCACTAAATTCCTCATATAAATAGTCGTTTCTAGACGCTTCGAATACATCAACGCCAATGTATGTTATTTTCTCATAATGAGTTGCGAAATATTCAACGGAGCTACCGTGAAATAAACCTAATTCGATCATGCCAATGTTATCCGAATTATTAAGTAAATCAACGATGTATTTATCGTACAAATCATAAAAGTTCTGAGATTTTGCCATTTATAAGACTATCCAGTAAATAATATAGTATTATAATGTAACAGTATACAAAAAAATATATTATTTACTTAACGTACTCGGATTGGTTATAACAAAATAAAAAATATTAATTATAAATGAAACTACAATGAACGCCAGTGAATTGTACATTGAAGAAAAGTTGATATGTAGTAAATACATCATAATATAATGTATAGTTACTCTATTGATATCTATCCATTATATCTTATCAAGTACATTTGATGTAATGCCGTATGGTTATATTAACAAAATTGTTCGATATCCGTCTTACAATTCTTTATGTAATTGTAATGTTATTATGCAGTTAAGTAATATAATTAACGGTTTACTGGCATAAACATACTATGTCTATTTGTGTCTGTATTAACAATCATTGTAACATCCATACCGCGACTTGATAAAAATTTAGAAGCGTTTCTATATTTACTCATCGATGCATATATTGTTTGTCGGCTTGATATTTTACAACTAGTATTTTGTATCGTACGAATTGAACTACTTATGACATTACTTTTTGCCAGAGTATTTTGTTCATTCACTGTAATTGTAATAGTATCTGTATCCGTATCACTATTACCATCCGTGGCCGTTAGTGTAAATATTAATGTACCATCTTGAGTCGGTGCTGTAAATGTTGGTTGTATTGCTGTTGAATCACTTAATGTTATTGTTACAGATTGTTGTAATGTGCCACCTGTTAATGCCCAACCATACGTTGTTGCGTTTGTTGTACCTGATCCGTCTAATT